GCCGCACCACATCGAGCGTGATGCCGCCCTCACCGCGAGCCCACTTTTCGGCCGTCTCGATTGCTGTGAGTGGCCGCATCTCTCCCTTGGGCACGTATTTGAGCGCCAGCCGCGCGCATGCACACGCGGTCAGAATCAACTCTCGATGCTTCGCTCCGCCTGGCTCGCCGACATGTTTAGCGAGGAGCCATAGCATCCAGTCGCCGCGCTCGCACCTCTTCCACGCGACCGCTAACGACGGCTGCGCCTTGGCCCACTCCACTGCCTCATTGCACGCGTGGAGTTTAACGAGTTTGTCGCTCCAATGCTTAGCGTCCGACATAGCCCGCCTCCCTGAGCGCCTTGCAGCGGGCGCACTCCTCGTCGCGCTGAATCGGGAATCCCTCCTCAAACGTACACTCGCACGGCATCTCCTCCACCGCCAGGACCAGCGCGGCGAGGATGGGACAGGACCCACGCCTGTCGGTCACCTGTACGTGACGACCAAGCTTTGTCATCTGGGACAGCCTACCGTCGGCGTGCAAGACATATTGCTTGCCATCGTGATTCCACTCCAGCACCCGCGGCTCGCTCACGGATTCACCTCCCCGCCAGGCGGCAGCAGGGCGTGGATCCTTCCGGCGTTACACGGCGCACGGATTCTAGCTTCTCGTGTGGCTTGGTGCATCCAGGATTCATACTCCACGTCGTACATTGCCACTCGGTTGAATCTCCCGGTCGCGTCATCGCAGAGTGAACACACCGCCCGCGCCGTGTCCTCCACCCCGCGACGGTAGGCGTTGGCTGCCTCGGCACGCAGTATTTTCTCGCGCTCTTGACAAGCATTATGGTCACATTTTATTTCATTCATCGGTTCTCCAATGATAGCAGTCGTGCTATCTCTGCATGTAATTTAGCCTTCTTATTAATTACGTTATATATCGCGTGGTCTACAGTTTGCCCACCATCTTTTCGATTGGCTAGTATATAGTAGTAAGTTACTGGATTACGTTGTCCAGGACGATGTAACCGATCTTCTGATTGTGTGATCGTCTCAAATGAGTACGAAACTGACACATAGATTGCATAATGACAATTCACGAAACTTAGTCCGTGGCCAGCCGATGCGGGATGTGCAATCAAATACTGACTTCGGCCGGCACGGAAGTCCTCAATAGATTGTGTACGTTCTTTTGCAGTCATCCCACCGATTAGTACACTAGTAGACGCCTTATGTATCTTGTCGATGCGATGCACGATTTGTATGGCTTCAGCCTGAAACTGAATCCATATGATTGCTTGTTGCCCTTCTAACTCTTCTAGTATCTCGTCTAATTTCTCTTGCTTTGATTCACCGATCTTGTGAGATGCCTTAGTTGCGTCATAAATGAACCCAGCAGTAATCTGGCGCAACTTCATAATTTTCGCAATTGCAGCCGGCGCACTTATGTCCATACCGTTCAGTTCCATCGTAAGTGTATTCATCATATCTTTGTACGCAGTTTCTTCTTCGACGTTCAAAGTACACGTACGCTTCTCACGGATCTTTTCTGGCAGGTCAAGACATTCTGATTTCTTAACGAAGATTGCCACTTTACTGATTCGTTTCAACATTTCTTCGCGTTGTCCACCCTTAAGTACATACTTTGTCCATTTCGCTCCGATGTTAGAGAACCACCGATTGCGAAATGCGAAGAAAGATGTACCTAAGATCGATCCGTCAATAGTACGAAGCTGACCCCACCAGTCTAAGTCAGAGTTAGGAGCAGGGGTGCCGCTTAAGCAATACAAACGCTCCACTTGAGGAGAGAAGGCAATTAAAAGACGAGTGATCTGCGACTTGGGATCTTTTAACTTACTCGATTCATCAATTATCAACCCATCGTACCCAGTTTGAAAAAAGAGCGTCAATAGACTACGGAAAGACTCAAAATTGATTATACCAATGTTGAAGTCTAACTTATTATGGAATATAAGTGCTTGCATACGTGGATCTCGAAGATTCACCGCGCGTAACTCCGGTGTGTACTGTTTACACTGATTCATCCATACATCTTCGATGATCGCAAGCGGACATACCACAAGGAACTTAGTTCCTTTTTTCTTAAGATTCAGTTGTCGTATTACTTCCAACATCATACGAGTTTTGCCAGTACCGGGTTCCATAAAGAACCCAAACCGAGGGTTGTTCCAAGCTAAGTTTACTCCTCGATTTTGGTGGTTAAACAAATCAGGTGGAAGTACAAGTCCTGACTCTGGTAGGACTAAATTAGATTCTCGCTTAGTGCGTAAATCAGTGACGTATACCTGAGATACGTAGTCATCGGACTTTAATATCTTAATTAGTTCTTGTGTATCATCAGGAGTGACAATGTAACACTTACGAGCACGATCTAACTTACCACCAAAACTTTTGACTATTTCGCGGACTTCTTTGGATTGCTGAAATAAAGCGCGGACTAAAGATTCTTTGTCATGAATCTCGATACCTACCGGAATTTTAGTACCCGCAAAAATCATTTTCATTCCTTTACGTTAGTACACTTCTAATCCTATAACTGTATCATACGTTGAGAATAAAGTCAAGCTAAATTAGTGAATTGTGTCGAATTGGTTGTGCGATGTATCACTCGATGAGTATTCATCTAACTTGATTATTTCTAACGTGTTTGTACGTGGATCGTACAGACTAACAAGCATTAAGTCTTTAGTGCCAAGGCATGAGTTTAATATAGCTACTAAGACATGTCTACGAAGATCCATTATTTGCTTTTCGTACTGAAAAACTAGATTGCATAAAGCATCTACCTCTTTAGTGCACATGGCATTATGAACTAAAGCTAAAGCGTAAACTTCTGCGTTATTTTTTATCTCCTGCACTATTTTCATAAGTTCTACTTTTGCTGTTTCATCTTCTACGTACTTCCCTGTATGAGTGTGTGGTATCGTGTTCTGGCATTTAGTACAACTCATTTCGTATCTCCACATGGATTGATCGGTTTGCACTCTATGATTCGGCTGTCCCACGCTGAACGCACTACAAATCCGCCAGCCTCACCACAACGTCTTACTACAGACTCCTCCTCGGTTTCGTGATGCTCGATAGCGGGCATCGGAACATTTGCGTGCCCAGAATATAGGTAGAAGTAAACAACGGCAACCGTAGTTCCTAGAACAAAGAATGCCACGCACTCAAACCACTTCATTCTTCACCTTCCTGCATTCTTCGGATCGCCAGTTCTACCAGCGCATCCTCATGAGTTTTTCCGTTACCGAACTCCAGTGCCGGATGCCCCATTGCTTCCGACAACTTATTTAGTGCTTTGATTGCATCAGTTAGACAATCACGCTTATTCCACCAGTCCTTAGCTTCTTTGTGTGTTGTGAATGTCGCGAATGACTGAAATCCGTAACAGAATTCGGTAGAACAGCCCACGGATTTGCGCGTACCTGAGACACCATCGACTTCTTCTAACGTCGCCTCACCACCGCAAAACGGGCACGGCTTCAACATTATTTTTCCTCCAACTTCTTCATTGCTGACCCCCATTGTTTACCGATCTTCACATCTACGAAGAAAGGTACAGGTGCATCAAGCCCAAATCGTTGTTTTATGGCCGTTCGCGCATCCTCCATACACGCTTTTAGTCGTAGTGCGATCTTAGTACGTTGTCCTACGGGAACCTCAAAGACGATAGAGTCATGTATTGTCAATACAGGTTTCGCTTCTGGTACTTCTTTGGTGGTCTTAATTAGACACATCAGGGTAAGATCCGAAGCTGCTCCCTGAATCGGTGCGTTGGTAGCTTCTCGCAACGCATGTTCTTTCAACTTGCGTTCCAGAGACCGTACATTAGACAGTCGTCTCTTACGTCCGAATGGGCTAACAACATAGCCATTCTTGATTGCAAATTCCTTAGTGTCTGCAATCCACTTTGCAAGTCCTTTGAAGTTGCGGAAGTACCTGCGAATTAGCTCGTCGGCATACGGCACTGTTGAACCGATTTGTTTTGATACACGGTAAGCTGATGCGCCATAAAGCACTGCGAAATTAGTCGCCTTAGCTCGTTGGCGGAATAGCTTCTTTTCAGCGGCATCATGAGGTTTCGGAAAGACGAGTTCCGCAGTACCTTGGTGAAAATCCATATGACGGTCTTGAAACAGCCGTATCATCGCATCATCATTTGCGAACCACGCCGCGATGCGCAACTCGGCTTGCGAGAAGTCACACTCAACGAATGTGTATCCAGGACGTGGAACGAATATTGACTTGACAATCTTAAGTGCGCTTTCTGAATCGTCGCGCGGTATGTTCTGCAAATTAGGTTCGCGCGAAGACAACCGGCCGGTGCGCGTCACGTCTAACGTGTAGTCTGTGGACACCACTAACTGATTATCAATTGACTCGCGAGTGTGGCGCACCATGCTGGTTATCTTCGATGCGGTACTTGCAACGGATCGAAAGTCTAGGATGTATTCCGCTTCTTTGTAAATAGGCGCGAACTTCTCTAGTGTCGCTGCATCCGCAGTGGGCTTATTGTCGCGCCCTAACGGTGCACCGAGTCGGTTGTACAAAAGTCCAGCAACTTGTTGCGGTGAATTCGGGTTGAAATTATCAATCCAAGGTTGTATCCCGAATTTCTTACGAAGGTATATCTTGAATTCAGTGGTAATCTCCTCAGAACGTTGTTGTAGTGCTTGTACCTGAGATACTGCGCGCACTACATCTATACCTATTCCGCGCACTTCCATGTAAGTAATTACAGGCAGCACATCCATGATTAGTCGAAATAAGTTAGAGAATCCGCGCGACTCAATACGTTCCATGAACCGGCGAGCAATCTTTCGGGTCACTACCACATCCATCTTCGCGTATGGGTAGAGTTTGTCGTCAGGCCACTCAGCAGGATTGCCGTCCGGTTCGTACCCACCGTGTTCAGTGAACGACCACGCCAATTTCTTTAGGCCGTGCTCGGTTGTTTCGTCGAGTAAGTGGTGCGCAAGTTGAGTATCAAAGAAAGGCCCTATCCCGGTGCGTAGAGATTCAAGGTCATACGGGCGTGGCGACAGATGGACGAAAGGCCAGCGCACGTCGAATCTAACGTTGTGCCCAATCTTTAGGATCTTTGGGTTGGTGATAATATGCCAGAATCGCTCCATATCTCGATTGATAAGGTACACGTCGTCACCAGCGAGTGTACCAAATTGAATGCAGCGCATTTGCGCACCGGGTTCCATAGGATCAAGTCCGGTGGTTTCAGTGTCGTACACGACCGCAGGCGAATTAGCTATTAGGTCAACTGACTCTGGTGGGTCCACTGACGCATCAAAGTCATTAGTCGCAGTCTCTTCCATTTTCTTTGCGAACGAAAAAGCCGCGGTCATACCATCAATGAACTTCTTTATATACCCTTGGTTGTGTAAAGTTGCAGCAGGGTGAATAACGGGCACCACCCACCCCTTATAAAGATCGGTGGTGATTTGTCGCCCGATACCCGATATCTCAGTAATGGAAAATGCAACCTTTTTACGCCCATGAAGCGCCTGGAACGCAGTAGACCCCAAAGGGATTATCACGTTCGGTGCAACATCTTCTATTTCCTGCCTTAAGTACGCCGTGGTGCACGTCTCGTATTCCTCCGATGTAGGTTTACGAATTTCGCCGGGGTAACACTTCACTGCATTGGTGACATATACCTCTTCGCGTGTAAGTCCTAGTTTAGTCAACTGAGCATTCAATACGCCGCCTGCACGCCCAATGAATGGCACCCCGTATGAATCTTCATCCGGTCCTGGGTATTCCCCGATTACCATTACTCGATGTTTCGATGGAACTTTACCAGTCGGTGGAATACACACCGATTTTGCTGATTTGTGTAATGGGCATTTGTCGCAGGATTCATTACGCTGAAAAGACATCAATGCACCTGTAATCCCGATTTTTGTGTTGGTGGTCCTATTATTACCTCGACTAATCTATCAGGATCAGCAGAAGTTCCAAAACCTATCGAACAATAAGTGTCATATTTATACCCAGCTTTATTCAGTGCTTCGTATAGATATCTTTTCGTTGTATCCGCAAGTGTGTCAATCAAAGTATCAGCGAAACTAGTTAAAATCGGGTCTTGCCCCACTATATCACCTATCTGGTCAAGTCTGTGTGCGAAATCTTTGCCAACTTGATAAAGCGTAACAAATGTAAATGCACTTTTACTGTCTAAGTAAACGCCTGTATGAATGTGATCTCCAGAATTGTCACATTTATGTTCCATTTAAGAGAACCCCCAATCTTTCACGGACTATATCATACTTTTATAGGATTGTCAAGCTTTGGATTCTGTATTCTTTATTATTGGTGCATCTTTCGCCGCCTCGAACATACCCGCGCGCACCGCAGCTTCGTGTTCGATAAATGCGACTCTTTGCTTTAATATCTGTTCTGTCATTTCTGCGGGCATCTCCATCCTACGAATTCCGTCGTCACTAATAACGAACCAACCTCCTGTGCGGTATGGATTATCAAAATTGCCATTTGATTTCGCTTCATCCACAGTTATCACGATGACGCCAAGTTTCATGAATTCTGCGCACTTGTCGCACGGTGACTTATCAATAACTACTTTGTGTGCAGTTGCCTGTTGTCCATCATCGAATCCTGTTAGACGACGCATTGCGGCGCCTGCAAGAATTAGTTCGTTCTTAGGTTCACCACAAAAGAAACAAGTAGGTATCAGTGGATTGACGCCGTGTTTTTCGTGAAGTCTGATGCTGCCCATTTCTTTTATTCCTCCACTTTCGTTGGTTGCAGAGCCCACGTTCCTTTTTTAACTCGTACGAATTTATAATTTATAGGTACGGCAGTTAGCTTTTGTTTTATAGGTTTATATGGCCGTGAAGATTTTGGCCACCTCTCAGGGTACGTATTAACGGTGTCATACCGTCTTATAAGAAACTCCCGTTCATCTCCGGCGTGCTGTAGTGCTTTTTTTGTTAAGTGAACTACCCACTTCTTACCGCTAATTAATGGTTCGCCCTTTACAGTTGTTAAATTCGGGTTAAGTGGTTCAGGTTCAACAACGATAAGCACATAGCGCCAATACCGTTTACGCGTACCTCGCATTCTCATTCGGCACCACACAAGATTATCCGCAGTTTATGTAGTTGTTCGATCATTGTTTTTGAGGCATAAAGCAATTTACCAGGCGTCTTCAATCGTCTAACAGTACAAGTTGTGGAAATTGATGCAGCGAAAGTTTGCGCATACGCTAATGTGGTGCATAACGCGACAATTTCTTCGTTTATGAAGACTCCATATTTTAAGCGGCTAAATACGTTTTTCATCGTTTGGTCCTCGATTCTCGAAAAGTCTACCATAAGTTAAGGTATTTGTCAAGCTAAATTAGGACGTATAGTACAAATATGAGAAGTACGTAAATAACACTGCGCCAACGACTTATGGGAACCGCAGTTGGCATGAAGCGTGCAACGCGCGCGTACACGTACACATTCGCCTCCGCGTGAATCCCGGGGTAAAGACCTATAGGGGTCGGTGGGTGATGAGTGGGGTCTAGAGGAGTGGTAATAGTCTTTTATTTCTCCAAGTCTTAATATCCATCCCTAATGTGTGGCGGGCGCGAGCGTGCGTGCGCATACACGCGCGAAGATCAAGAATCATACCAAGTTTGAAAAACCGTACCTATGATGATCGTTCTGGGGACGTTTGGACACCGGGACGTCCTCTGACCTAGACTCACCCCTTAAATCGACCCACAGGCCCCTTATCTCCCCTCACACACGGGGGTAGACGAAGAAGTACGGTGGTGGTAGAATCCCTTCATGGCGAAGCGCAACGGCGACTCAGACGCGAAAATTAAGGATCTGAAAAAAGATCCTAGAAATGCGCGGTTTCATCCAGCACGCAATATGGCGATGCTGGAAGATTCAATGCGCGAAGTCGGCGCTGGTAGATCGATTGTCATTGATGAAGACAATGTGATTTTAGCGGGTAATGGTGCAACTGAGGCGGCGCAGCGGGTTGGTATAGATAAGGTAAGAATCATCGATGCTGACGGTGACGAGTTAATCGCGGTTAGGCGTAAGGGGCTCACTCCTGAGCAGAAGATAAAACTCGCGCTTTGGGATAATCGCGCTCAGGAAACTTCGGAATGGGATCCTGACGTACTTAGATCAATGGAAGCGGAGTTTGGCGAGTCCCTCAAATTGAAGGGACTCGGCGGTTTGTTCACTGATAGCGAAATGGAGAAGTTGGTTAAAGAGACGAAGAAGTTGGACATAGATAAAACTCTTCAGGATACACCTGCATTTGATAAACAGGCGTTTAACCCAGCTTATGTGTTGAATGTCGGTGCAGTATTTTCTTCAAGCAATGAGTGGGAGATTCCCGATTTTCTCCCGGATAAGTTCTCTACTAAAATCCCAGTTACGAGCTACTACGGCGAAAAACCGATTGAGCATCCAGAACAGAAATACTTCATGTTCAACAAAACGATGCCAATCGAAGCAAAAGAAGGGTTAATTGCATTTTATCAAAACGATGATTCTTTTGAATCTATTTGGTTTGAACCAGGGATTTGGTTGGACGACTTCGCTCAAAAAGGCGTGACTGACTTAGTTATGCCAGATTTTTCTACTTACTTCTCAATGCCGCTTCCTATACGTTTATACAATTATCATAGGTCGAGACATATTGCGCGACTTTGGCAAGAGGCTGGATTTAATGTAATGCCGTCTCTTTCAGGAACCGGCGTACCTGAAATGCAAAAGTTTACGCTTTATACCTTACCCAAGGAAATGCCAGTAGTCTCCTGTCAATGTCGAACGCTTGGAACAGAGAAAACTGGTCGTACGCGCAACCAAGCTCTTTTTATTAAGGGTCTTATAGATTTAACTGATTACGCGAAAATCGGCACAGTCCTCATTTACGGTGGTGGCGATCATGCCGCATGGCTTAAAGCAAATTTGCCAACTGGCCCAGGAAGACCAGAATTCAAACTTATCCCTTCAAGGCAAGAGTTGCGACGACGCAAAATTGAAGTTAAAAAGAAAGTGCCAAAGGGGAAGATCGTAGTTGACATACCAGACGAATTAGATGATAATGTAGAAGAAGACGCGGAAACGGATTAAAAACCGCGTAGGAGAAATTTAAGATGGCCAAGAAAACGGTGTCGGCTTCTCGGTATGCCCGTATGGTCAAGCAGGCCAATGCTGTCCGCAAGGCGGGGGGCCGCGTTAAGGGCGGTGTTCTGCGGACTGCGAAGGGAAACGTCGCGTCGGCTCCCAAGTAAGCTATTTTTGACGCACGCCTGCAAATACAACATTGCAGGCGTGCGAATTTTCACTTATGCCTCCTCGTTCGTTGCTTCCTGTTAAATCTGGTGGTCAGCAAAAGTCTGCAAACAAGACCGGAAAACGTGTTCCTTGGCAGAATAATCCTCATATACTGGAGCGTCTAGCTAAGGTCGAATATCTTCATCTTGCAGGAATGCGGGTTGAAGAAATTGCTGCTATGTTGACTGCTCAGACAAATCGGCAGATTAGCCCTAAGTTAATTTATGTCGATTTGAAGCGCCTTGAGACAGTCTGGCGTGAACGTCTTGGGCGTAAGGTGGAAGTTCAGCGTTTACGGTCAACTGCGAAATATCAGTCTATTCAGCGTCGCGCGTTGGAAAATATGCGTAATGCAGTCGGTGGACTAGAAAAGATTGCGTGGACTCGACTAGAAAAAGATTGTGAAGATGCGATTGTCAAAATTCAAGGAACGCTTGCACCACTAGAAATTGACTTAAATGCGAAGTTCGCGCCAAGAGAACAAATTGCGGCGTCAGTGCTGGAGCGTCTGGCTGTTTCATTCAACGGTAAAATGCCAGATGTCATTGATGTGGAGGTTGTGAAGCATGGCGACTCCAGCGGAGGTAATGGAGTTAATAAAGACGGGGCAGTTGTCGAAAATAAAGACGATATTGGAGAACCAATCGATTGCGGAGATTGATCAACTAAATTCTGATTTACTCGAACTGATTAAGCAGCGATCTGTTGTTGATATTGGTACTTACGGTTATTATGTGCATGGTTGGGCTCCGTACTTCACACATATTCGTACTATCACCCGTGCGTTGAATGCAATGGAGCGCGGGCATGATGGGGATCGATACGTTATTGTAGTAGCTCCTCCTCAGCACGGTAAGACGAATTGGTCTTCGATTGCACTTAGCTCGTGGTATCTCGGGCGGCATCCTGATCGGCATGTCCTTCATATCTGCGCGACTGATGATCAGGCGTTACTTAATTCAACCGCGATTAAAGACACCGTACAAGCGTCTTCACGATTTCGCGAGATTTTTCCACGCGCACAGTTGGACGGACTGAAGCCTCAAGGTGGCGCGACGTGGTTCCTTCAACGTAAAGAACTTGGTGATAAAGACCCGTCATTTGCAGCTTACGGTTCAGGGTCAAAAAAGATTCTCGGTCGTGGTACGCAGATGTTGATCGTTGACGATCCTTGCGATGAAGAGAATACGGGGACTAAGTATCAGCGAGATAAGTTGTGGGATTGGTTCAACTCGAAGGTGCTGTCTCGACTTCATCCCGTACTTGGTCGTGCGATTATCATTATGCACCGATGGCATGATGAGGATTTAGTGGGCAAATTACTTAAGACTGAAGGTAATGTAAAAGATGGTGGACGATGGAAACTGATTTCTATGAAAGCTGTGCAGGATGACGGGACTGCACTTTGGCCTGAATTTCAACCTCTTGATGCACTTATGCGCGCACGAGCGCGTAATCCACTTATATTTGAGTCTCTGTGGCAGGGTAATCCTTCAGCCCTCGCAGGGCAAATTATTCATGGAGATACGTTGCAAGACGTACCAGGCGATTTTCATCCAGTGCGCGCGTGTATGGGCATTGACCTTGCTATTTCTCAACGCGAATCCGCTGATTATACGGTAATTGCGGGAGTCGCGTTGGATAAGGACAATCGTGGAGCAGTGATGTTGATGAGGCGGGGACGGTGGGGTTTCATGGAGCAAATAAATCAGGTGGTGACTGCATACGATGAATTTAATGCAATTTTGCGGCCTTGGGAAGTTAAAGTTGAGTTGGTTGGAGTCGAATCAGTGCAGTATCAGAAAGCAATGGCCGATTTTCTTAATGCGCGATCTTTGTTGCCTGTTTACGAAGTTGGAGTAATGAAGGATAAAGTATCTCGTGCCCGTCCTTGGATTGCCCGAGCAGAAACGGGGAATTTCTTCGTTTCCCATAAAGTAGACTTATGGCCTGATTTTCTTTCAGAGGCAGTCGCGTTCGGTGGTACGCGAACCGAGCATGACGATATGATTGATGCGGTTTCAGCGGCGTGGCAAACTCTTGAGTATTCAGGGACTTCTGGGATTATGGTGGTCTAGCGGATTATTTCTACTTTAGGGGTACGAGACACTTGACAACCATATTGAACTGTGGTACAGTGTAACCACAGTCGGAGGAAATTGACATGGATACAATGACAATCACCGAAGGACTTGCCGAATTGAAGACTATCGGTAAGCGGATTGAAAAGAAACGCGCCGCAATCCAGACTTATTTGGTACGGCCTGCGGTGGTGAAAGATCCTTTAGCTGCGCAAGGCGGATCGGCTGCTTACGTTAAGCAGGAAATGCAGTCGATCTATGACTTGTTAACGAGATTCGCCACAATTCGACATGCAGTGCAGTCGAAGAATCTTGGCACTCAACTTACCATTGAGGGACTTACGCGCACTGTGCAAGGGTGGTTGAATTGGCGGAAAGAGATTGCGCCGATCTACACCAAGCATCTGCAACAAATTCGCGCCAATATAGACGCGGTGCGGAATCAGACACATAGGCAGCAGGGTCGGGTTTTGAAGGAAGATGCGCAGGACGCTAATCAGACTGATGTGCTGATCAATCTTGATGAAGTGGTGTTGAATCAGGATCTTGAACGCATCGAAACGATCTTGGGAACTTTGGACGGCAAGTTAAGCTTGCTGAACGCGACGACTACAATAGAAGTGTAAAGAACAAAAATCTCCATTCGGTAGCGAAGAGGGAAGAACAGGAAACGGCCCACATCAGGGCTCCATTGGTAGAGCACTGGATGTCAAGCAACATCTTAAAGCTGAAAGATGAAAGTTCATAAGCTGCTTATCTAAAAGCTGATAAGATGAAAGAGTATAAGTTGGTTAAAATCCGTCGTTCAACTGAAATTCGTGGAGACATGAATTGCGCGGTTTCTTGTCCGCGTTCTCTGGTTGACGGCAGCGACTTGGATGGAGATTTTAAGTAATGTCAGATCATCCGTATAAAGGTAAGTGGATTGCGTTAAGTCCGACTTTGCAAGTTGGTTTTGACGATGAAGGAAAGCCTGGATTTCGGACTCCTGAGAAAATGCCAGAACTTAGTGCGATGATGGAGCAGTTAATTCAAGGTCGAGAGATCAGACTTCAGCAACTTGGGTTGATTCAGGCGTTTCTTGTTGCGTCAAGTGGGGAGCAGGAAAAGCGAATCGTACCTCCACCGCCGGGACTTAAACTTTAGGAGTTAGTATGACTGATCGTGACGGCGTACAACTTCATGTGGGTGATAAAGTCATGGTGACTTTGAGTAAATTAAATGTTGAGGGGCGTGTTGTAGAAATTAAGAAAAGGTCGTTCACTGTGCGACTGGATAGTGATAAGGTAGATAAGCATCAGATTATCACTCGTAGGTCGCATCAAGTCAAGATAATTTAGCAAACATCCGTACCCGATGGAGTAAGTACGTACCATCCCGACCTCCAATCATGCTGTTAGGGCCGACGTTACTGCCCATCGGGTACGGAGTTATTTCAATGAAAAAGAAGGTAGATAAAATGGCGATGGGTACAGTTAAAATTCGAGTGGCAGTGTGTGTTGGAGCGACAGGAGCATGGGCTGCGTGCGGTGGTGATGGGATGAACGATAAAGGGGCTCTTGATATTGCAAAAGATGGTGTTGAGGAAAAAGACGTAATTAACGGTGAGTTAGTCTTTTTTCTTGAGGCTGTAGTCCCAGTTCCAAGAGCGCAGACCGTGCAAGCGCGGGTGAGTAAACTAGGTGATTGAGAAAGTTCGCTGTATGCATGGTAAGTGTGGGAAAATTCTCACTGCGGTTGAACGTATTGAATCTTCAACGAGTGTTGAGTTTGTGTATGAATGTCCGAAGCACGGCGTGCAGCTAATCGAGAGTCTTAATAAAAAAATTGAGAGTCAAGGAATTCAAAGTAAGCGAGCGGATCAGGTAAGGCGAGTAGCACTGAAACAAAGGCGGCGGGCGTAAAAATGATGTTCTGGACCGACATCGTTCATGTTTACGCTCGCCGCCTGTTAACTTAAGCGTGGCGCATTCGATAACTATATAAATTCATTAGGAGACGCTTATATGCCGTCAGGACGAATGTTACGCGCAAGGGGACGCATTGTGACGAGCGATTTAGTGGCGAAAGAAGGGCTGTATCCTGCGTGTCCTGAGTGTAAGGCGGAAGCTGGTGCCCCTTGTAAAGTTGCACCAACGCGAAAGTATAAAATTCACGCCAAGCGACGTAAATTGTACGTAGCGCAGACTATAGCTAAAGCTCATGCGCCAAAAAACGAGGAGTAGTATGACTAAAGCCTTATTTAGAAAATACGCACGTCGTAAATTGAATCAAGTAATAAAGTCGAGTTCTTCGAGCTTCAGAATTAATAATATAGCGTGTCTTCAAAGTGAAATCAGTTTAGCGTTTGATGTAGGTAAGAGCATTAACAAACGTATGAGTCATGTGGCTCAATGTTTACGTTGGCTAATGCACATTGATACTGATGTAAGCAAAGGTTGGCTTAACCCTACCTTAGCGACAATGAGCGCAGGGCAATCTGAATATGCGCATGGCGTAGATAATGCGTTTGACAACTTCGAGCGTCTTGCAGCATCTATGGGTCTTACTCGCGATCAAGTTCTTCGTGTGTATCTTCAGAAGCATATCGACGGTATACGCGCGTGGATGGAAGGGCACAAGTCGCAACGCGAGTCTGTGCGCGGGCGTATTCAGGACGCGATTGTGTATTTACTTCTTTATTCTGCAATGTTGCACGAAGATTCAGAGCCCACTGTAGCTGATAAAGTAGACCATTCTTCATTGACGATTCAAGAGCTTATTCAAGATTCATGGCAAACTGCGGAAGACAAGGGATGGCATGAGCGCACTCGTGAAGTGCCGGAACTTATTGCGTTGGTGCACTCGGAGCTTTCGGAGGCGTTGGAGGAATACCGTAAGCCTAGCACGTATGAAACTGATTTTTACATAGGGGACTGTGGTAAGCCAGAGGGTGTAGCGGTAGAGTTCGCTGACGTTGTTATTCGTATTGCGGATGCAGCCTGTTGCCTTAATTTACCTTTAGAAAACGCACTACGAGCAAAGCTGGCGTATAACAAAACTCGTGAGCATCGACATGGGGGTAAAAAGGTATGAATGGCATATATTACGCCTTTATTGTATTTGGTTTAGCCGCTGTTTTTGTCGAAGGTACATTGTTAGTGGCAAATACCTTAATTTACCCTACGATGCCCTTACTGGGTAGACTTGGATTTCGCTGCGCATTTTTCACGGGAACGTATTGGGCAGTAAGTCGATTCTGGCGTACCCCGCTAGCTATTTATTGGTGTGGTGATACCTACGAACAGCAAGAGAAGGTGGCAAAGGCTGTTGCACTTGGTGTACTTCCTATAAAGGACTATAGGTGTAATAACATGGAGCTTATGGTTAAATCGGTAGGAACTGGTAAGCCATGTTGGCCTGATTTTTTGTCGTACGCAGTTTTAGGCGAACCTGGCAATTTGTATATGCCTTCGGTGGTGCGGGTAGAAGAGGAGCTTACTAAAACGCAGATAGACGATCTTCAAGCACAGTGGGAAGATTGGTATAAAAAGTCCTTAGCCATAAAATAGGTGCACGTATGAATGCAAACTTCGCATTATGCCCTTCCTGCGTCGAACAAAATGGGAGAGTTGCTAAAAATAACCCCGAGATAGAAGGTGCTTTAATTGGTCGATTGTTGCCATTTGGTGAAAGCCCATTAGTTATTGGTGTTTTGCGTATAAGCATGTATGTCTGTTCTCGTTGTGGCTACACAGTATCTCCATCTAAGCTAAATTTGCATGAATCGAAAGAAGTAGTTAAGTAATGCACGTCCTTTTCATCGACGGGCCTAAGAAAACGCAAATTGAGAAGTTTCCTTTTGACCGTCGAGTGATTTATATTCCAGTGCTGAAGGAACCCAGTTTCGTGTCGATGGACATAAATGACGAGATTCCTGAAGTTATGGCAAATGTTGTCGAATACTATGATACTAGTTGTTATATGGAGATTAACAAGATTCGTTTTCATGCGTTTTCGACCAACTCTCGGCCGATAAAAGAACTTGTTGAAACTATCTTGTTTCAGTTTAAGCGTGATATGATTGAGTACGTGATTCGAGGGCTTAGGTAATGACCACCGCTATCGCAGAACTTCCACCGCCCATCAATCATCTATGGAAGCGTCATCCTTCATTGTCTATTGTCCAGATTTGTCAACGCAAAGGATGTAGTGCATGGCGGCGTAGAAAGAATATGGCGTATTACGAATATGCGACTGCTGAGTTACCTACTAAATGGGATGTTTTAGTACCACCGTGTACAGGAGAGCGGATTAGGAATTTGCAAAAGGGCGTGGAGGAATGAGTTATGCCACCTTGATTTATTGGTGTTTAATCGAGTGTCTTCTTCTTTACGCGCTAGTGCGCACTCTTACTCTTCACTCTCAATCCCTTAATCTTTTAATTCAGCAGCTTCTCATTGATGAATCTCGATTTAATATTCCGCCCGCCGGACTTTATAAGAACGCCCGTAACGCTAAGATACGAATCTACTTTGTTACTTGCGGAATTTTCCTCATCGTGATATCCTGCCAATGGGCCATTTTCACGTCGAGGATTCTGTCATGGACGCTCCGCTTTGTCAGTGGTGTGGTAGAGCACTAGGGGGTCTTCGCCCCGCAGTGCAAGCTGGATTTGTTTTTGACCGCGAAGGCAAACAAGTTCCTATCTTTGAATGTCGTAATCAGCGACAGTGTGGGTTAGCTGATAAGATAGGCGCTCCTCCTGTTGTAGAGGATGTGTCTACGCGATGAGCATGTCATTGCTTCCTTCGCTTTATCGATCTATTAAGCCTGTCTCTCTTTTACCACCCCCATCGGATTACGTAGAAAAAGCTTCTACTGTAATGGCCGCAGTTGCACAAGCGGCAGTTTATGAGACTGGACCTTTGGGCCTCGCACAGCCCGAAGAGTTCCTTAAGTTTATGCGCGTTTTCTCTAAACAACCCACCGTGTATCGATGTGTGACTGTTATTGCAAATGCGCTTGCTTCAGTAAATTTGAAGTTCTACGAAGTTAAGGAAAATACGGATGACCGCAAAGAATTGCCTTTCAGTCATCCCTTAATACAGTTATTCAGAAAACCTAATCCTCTCATGACTGGGCATGAGTTAAAACTGCATTGGGGGTTGAGCTTAGAGTTAACAGGCAACGCTTACTGGGAAATTGCGGTAGGCGTTAACGAACATACTGGCGAAGAGAAGTTAGAACTATGGCCTATTAATCCGGGTAATACACGAATTGTGCCTGATAGATTTCGTGGTGTGCGTGGGTATATTTACACCATTAATCGCAAACCTATTCCGCTGCCCATTAAGAAGGTTTTTCATACGCGATACATAAATCCTAATCACGAATTTTATGGCATCGCGCCTATGGTTTCTGCGTCTCGTGCACTAGATGCAGAAGACCTTTTGATGCGACATGCAAATGCGTTGCTTAAGAATTCTGCGCGTCCGTCCGGCATTCTCATGATTGATGGTGATTTGACCGGGCCGCAGCAAGAGCGCCTACGGACTGAATGGGAACAGTTATACCAAGGCGCGGACAACGCTGGAAGGACTGCCATCGTTTCGCGTGGTAAATCCTACACAACTATCACAATGACCCCTGAGCAGATTCAATTGATCGAAACTCGTCAATGGCACCGGGATGAGTTAATGGTTGCTTACGGACTGTATCCAATCTTCTTCGGTATTCTCGAACGTGCGACATTAGAGAATGCTGAAATGCAATGGAAGATGTTTTGGAAGACGACGATGGAGCCTAAGTTAGCGATGTTGGAAGACCAGATTACTGATTCACTGCTTCCGCGCTTTGGAATTCATAACGTCGTCGCTGAATTTGACCGCACTGAATTGGACGCTTTCAAAGATGAAGCGCGCGAAGAAATGCTTAGTCTATTACCTGCGTTGGACCGTGGCGTTATTACGATCAACGAAATTCGTAAAGATACTTTGAAGAAACCTCCGCAACCGTGGGGCGCTAAGCCTTGGATGTCTTCAGGATTGGTGCAGCTTGGTGCTGATAACGCAATGCCCGCGCCAACGAGTCTGCTGCAAGGCGAAAGTGGGCAGACTACGCCTAATGCACCAAAATCTGAAGCATCGTCTAAACTTACTTCTTCTATGGGTGGAGCAAGTGCTGCAATCAGTGCACTTGATATGCACGCGGCGTTTACTGGCACCGCATCGGCAGCGGAATCTACAGCTATCGCGTCTTCAGGCGCCAGTGGTGCGGAGTCAGGGCCTTAATGAATTTTCTGTTGGTCGATGCAGTATCTAAGATTGACCCTCAGACTAAGTATGTAGAAATTCCTTCAGACCCCCGTTGTCCGTTCGACTATATTATTGGTACACGGGACGGTCGAAGAATTGGCTGTGATGTGAGGCTTCAGTATGTGGGTGTACGTGTAAAGTCCATAGACCTTACATTAGCTGCGCAAGATCGTCGTATTGAGTACGCGCGGGAAAATAAATTGCGTGCTCGTATTGTGGTCATGGAATTTGATCAGGCGAAATTAGTACTCAGAGTATACCGCTTCGATGGTGGTGTGCAGGCCGTATCAAAAGATCAAATGACTTATTGCGGCGATGTGAGCTTGCAAGAAAAGATCGTCGCGCGTTCCTTCGATGTGCGTACTGCGAAAGGCGACCAGCTTACGTGGTTGCGCAATGGGCTTCTGAAATTGAAAGGCGGTAGAGGATCGGGGAATTATGGGCACGCCGGCCGTCCCGGCGAAGTTGGCGGGTCAAGCGGCGAAGGTGGATTTTCACATAAGAACTATCATCAGGCTGTCCATGATGGCACTAAATGGACGTTGGCTGACGGTAGTCCGCTACCCGCTCATTTGGAAAAAGTTCGCATTCCGCCTGCGTGGAGATTTGTTTCAGTCGCGAAAGATCCAAATGCTGCTTTGTTAGTGCGCGGTGTGGATAGTAAAGATCGTGTACAGTCGATCTATAGTGCTACATATGCAGGACAACAGGCAGCAGCGAAGTTTGAACGGACTAAAGAACTACTTTCAAAGCTTGAACAGGTGCGTAAGGACAACCAGGAGAATTTCAATTCACGTGATCCTAAGACGCGCGATGCTGCCATCGTGACTGAGTTAATCGCGGCAACAGGAGTTCGGCCTGGAAGCGATAAGAATACTGGTGGTGAGAAGCAGGCGTATGGTGCAACTACCTTACTTGGTAAGCATGTTGTGAAAGACGGCGGTTCTGTGCGGCTGCAATTCACTGGTAAGAAGGGCGTTGATTTAGATATCGAAGTTCCTTCAGGGAAAGTTGCGGATATTATTCAGCAACGAGCGAAAGAGGTGGGATCTAACGGTCGTCTTTTTAGTATTACCGATTCTGAATTACGTGATTATGTAGCTGATCAGGCCGGTGATGGTTTTCATCCAAAGGATTTGCGCACTGCACGTGGGACTTCTGAGGCGCTGCGTACTGTAAAAGATATACCTATACCTAAGAACGCGAAAGAATATAAGAAAGCAGTGCGTGAGGTTGCGAAACGGGTGAGTAAGGTATTGGGCAATACGCCTACGGTTGCGTTACAATCTTATATAGACCCTCACGTTTTTGCGAAGTGGAGAGAAGCAGCCAATGCCTAACGACCAAATTGATGCGGATGTATATGTAGGGTCAGCAGGAAATGTCGTTGAGGATTGGCGCACCGTTCTCAACAGCGACGAAGATCCGGATGATGAAGAATTAGCGCATACGCCTGATGATGTTATCGCGGCGTTGGGGTTTGATCCGCTAGACTTTGATACTGAAAACGACGGTATTCAAACTGTAACCAAAGGTGGCGCGGGTTCGGGTAATTTTGGCCATGCGGGTAGGCCCGGAGAAGTTGGGGGAAGTAGTGCAGATGTCACTATTTCTCATGACGTAGCTATTTCAGCAAAACCCGTTGTGGCATCGGCCTCCTCTAAAGTAGGCGTACCAGCTAGTTCGGTGCCTACTAAAGTTCCCCGCATTGCGAATTTACCTAAAGAGTTAGCTGCTGCACAAGAGAGATTCGCGACTAAGTATGAATCGAATCCGCAAGGTGCGTACGATGAATACTACAAAGCTGCAATGACTCATCCTACGGAGCCCGCGGTATTTAACGCTGACAACGCAAAGGCGATGTCGGAAGACTATCGTAATACGGGCTCGTTAGAATCTCGTGCGCAGTATAATGTCGCAGTTCACGCAACAGCAGACGCAATCGCCAAGGGTGCATTTCTCAAGAGACTTGACGAAATTGCAAAAATGCCCGTAGACCAGCGCAATATACTCGTTACGTCAGGTGGCGTTGGTGCAGGTAAGTCTTCAGGGCTCCCTTTTATTCCTAAAAGTGTCGGGTTCAATGCAGTTTGGGATTCAACTGGTGAGCTAAACTCTACTGAGAATGAATGGGTGCAGAAAGAAGCGGAGAAGCGCGGTATCGATGTAACGCACCTTTTCGTACATGCCGATCCGCTAACCGTATGGCCTCGTGTCATTGAGCGCGGAATTAAAACTGGGCGTATGGTAGATGCTACTTTATTTGCAGAATCTTACAATGATGGTGCGCATAACTTCGCATCGTTTAATGAAGCTCAAATAAATAACCCGCGTGCGCATTTTTACTTTGTGGACAATTCAGGTAAGCCTGAAGATCGTAAGGCATTATCGGCGTTTCCTTCACAGGCACTTAAGGTGCGGAAAGAAGAGTTGAGGGCCTACGCGCAGCAAAAGTTACGTGAATCAAACGCACCAGATTGGGTGAAAAAGTATGGCGACATCGGAAAAGATATCTGGAAAGACTGACGTGCCCGAATGGCTTCAGGCTTATATCGACGGTCTTAAGTGGGAGGCCGAAAATAAAGATGAAGCTATTGCAAAGGAAGTTGCCGCCGTTGAGGCTAATTTGGAGCGCGCTGGTATGAAGCGGGTAGAGGATACAAAGAAGTGATTCAGTATAAAGGCGCAGATATTTGTACAGTAGAGGAGTTTATGGGACTTCTTCAGGCTGTACGTGTGGTCGGCAAACAGATTCCGTATATTGCGAAGTTGGGTGTCGATACACCGAAGGAAGTTCATTTGCTTGACGAACTTACAGGCATAATTCGAGATGGACGATTGAATGAGGATATACGTGTCATTGCAAGGAAAGCGTACCATCGTGTGCGCAATGCGGGTGGGACTACGCAGAGTGTAGCTAAGGTGTACAATGTAGCAGAAGTGGAGAAGGTTTACTTGGGCGACGAGTGGGACGCTGACGATTATGTGGTGAAGAGTGGGCGTGTTAAGGTTAAAGAAGGGGGAAGCATTTAATGTCGGAGCAAGAACAGATACCGCCAGCTAAAATCACCGATGTCTATTTGACATTTATTTCCCCTGATGCAACGGACGATGAAATTAACGCTTTTATTGAAGGCATACTAGGTGAGGACGATGAAGACGGCAATCGATGAACGGCAGAAATTCTTAAATGAACAGATGGCGGTATTGGCTACACTGGACAATATTAAGAATTTGTTGGTGGAGGACTTACGGAAAGCGGGACAAGAGATGGAAGCAACTAAGTTAGAAAAAGAGTGGCAAGAACTTGGCTGATTTATCGTTTCTTCAGGCTAGTTTAATTAAGCTTAAGGGTGGTTCGGGCAGTGGTAACTTTGGGCATTCAGGTAGGCCCGGAGAAGTAGGTGGGTCAAGTTCGAGTGGAGAATCGTCGCCACATGTGCGTGCGTTGCGAAATCTCGCTGCACGAGTGCCTGTATTACGTGGAGAGTTAGACCCTAGAGCAAATGCGGACAAATTAGTTAACCAAGCAAAAGTAAGTAGGTACGGGTATTCAAGTCTTAACCCTGCGAGCTTACAAGATTGGCAAGCAGAAGTTAATAAGCAGTTTGAAGAACTGAAAGCTCAACCACTTATTCATGGAGCTTCTATTCCTTTATTACAAGAGATTGACAAAAATGGGTTGAAATCTAATAGGCTTGTAAATGGTGTGGCGCAAACAAAATACAACAAACTTATGGAAACTGTAACTAAATTACAAGTACTGCGAGATAAAGGTATACTTTCATCGACGCAGTATCATAAATATATAGCTGACATGACACAGGTGAAACAGCAGTTAGAGCTACAAGCTGCCGCTGGCTCTACATATGAAAAGGATCGTAACGCTGGGTTAGATCAATTTGTATTTATGTCTCATGGTAGCGCAAATCCTTACGGTGATGTTAAGGTTGTAATTGATAATTCGGTGCTTGAATCACCGAAGACTTTCGCTACGCCGAAAGACATCGCTCAGATGTATACTGACTTTGATCCACCACATGCTTATGCGGATAAAACTCAAGAGGAATATCGAAAGAGTGTAGTCAACGATGGTGGATACTACGAAGCCGCAGCAGCAGAGCGGGTTAGAAGTCATGCCGATGAGCATGGTTCATTTGAAGTTAAATCAGCGGATGTAATACCGCCCGATAAGATACTAGGTTATGTAGCGCCTGTAAACGCCGAATTGCCTAAATTAAATCATCCGGTAATTACCTACTCGCCTAAAGTATACGGTAACGTTGACATAGGCGCTGATTTTACCGTATTGGATTTCCCTAATGGTACAAAGTTAAATGAATGGAATCTACGCCGTGAGATATACAAATTAATGCAGTCTGGTGAATATAAGAAGTACCTCGGACGCGGTGCAGCCCGGAAAGCAGCGTATGACGCAGGTAAGCGGTATCACTTTGGTAGGCCGACTTCTGACACTGTGGAAGAAGACCCGAAAAATGCTTTTCTTGATGTGGCGTTGATCAAGTTAAAGGGGGGTGCGGGTAGTGGTAACTTCGGGCATGAAGGACGGCCTGGTGAGGTTGGTGGGTCTAGTGTGGGCGGCGGGCGCAGTCGTGCGGCGTTAGCAAAGTTGAAGGAACTTCGACCGGAGGCGATTAAGAAGATTGATGAAATAGCACAACATACTAAAATTGGTGATACATGGGAGCAACTCGATTTAGGGCAACAGCGTGATGCTGAAGAACGCTTTACGCAATTTAGTAAGGGGGACATACAGAGCATTATATACGGCAATCTGCACCATATGTCCGATAAGGAAGTTGTCGGACTAAAAACTAATCGGTTAGCACTACACGCGGCAGAATCAGAAACTCGTGGCATGTCTGAGAAGTTTGATATTGACAGTAAAAAATTAGTGACTTTACGCGCAGGTCTTTCGTCAAAAACTGATTTATCTACGTTTGATTTTTCTAGCTTGTTAAGAAATCCTGATGTACTTAGTGATGAGGAAAAAGTAGCCTTTAATAAACAACTACAAAAAGCAGCCGGCGCAGAAAAGTTGTCAGCAGACCAGTATATTTCTGGACAATCTGAAGATTACTTTAGTACTGTGCGCAGTAATTTAGAAGTTGATTTAACGTACGACGTATTAGAGTCTAAATGGAATGCTAAGACCGACGAAGAAAAAATGAAGTATTACAGTGGGTCAAGTACAGAACTTCTTCGTTCGACGGTAGTTGCTCGCGCCGCAGAACTCAATCCAATGTCCAAAGACTGGCTTGCTAAATCTAACGATAATTTATGGGGTACATGGAAGTCTGCGAGTCAATCTCCTGATGCTCTTATTATTCAGAACGCCGCTATGCACACATTTGGGGTTAATCCGCCGTATAAGTGGGCTGATAGGGTTGAGGATTTTGACAAAGAGTACGGACCTTTGTATGGGCATAGTGCACCAGATGTGATTAAAGAGAAATCTGCACTTCTCAAAGCCCAATGGGAGACTACGCAATGGCTGCTGAAAGATAAACCCGTACCAGACTATCTCTACCGTGCTGTATACGTAGATAAAAGTAACTTCGAGTCTACAATTAGTGAAGCAGAAGCAGGGCTTGACATGACGGACCACTATGCTCAAGCCTTAGCTGAACGGCGACTCGAAGGAACTAAATTAGATAACTTACAACTCATGCGTAATCCGATGAATTCTTTTACTTCCGATCTAAGCGTCGCTAATACTTGGGATGGCGTCGGCGAAATACCCAAAGGTGCAGTGCGCGTTGTAATTCGTGCTAAGATACCTAAAGAGGCGATTTTGTCTACACCTGAATTTGGGGATAATGCATACAATGAATCAGAGTACGTTGTGTTGGGAACGCCTTGGGAGTGGGAGGCGTTTTATGATAAGGCGCCAAGTGCATAAATGCCCATAATCATTGACCTAGGCGACGAAACGCAGACAGGGCCGGGAAACTGGTTGACGCATTGGGTTAACCAGCAGAAGGCTAAAGCGAAGCCTGTCATACAAAATCCGCACCACAAACTTACTTCGGCAACTATCGCCAAAGCACAACGTAAATCCAATGTAGACCGTTTACTCGAATCCATCGACCTTATGCCGGATGATGTTACGTACTCTCACTTTGCAGACCTATTCGAGTCTGTAATAAAACAGTCCGCGGCACGCGCTATACGCAATATAAACCTCGATATTAGTGTTGATGACATTGACGAAGATATGCTGCGACAAATGGCGGAAGACCGCGTCGATAATTTCTTCGCCCAAATCAATGCTACCACTGAGAACCAAATTCGTCGCGCGGTGGAAGACGGTATCAGTCAAGACGATTCCACGGATGAGCTAATTTCGCGCATTCAGGATGTCATTGAATCTCGGGCTAATAATGCGTGGAACATGGCGCAAACTCAGACTAATGGGCTTTCAAACTTTGGTGCGTTGTCAGCATATGATGAAGCAGGGGTTGAAGCTAATGGTTGGGGGACAATGCAAGATGAACGTGTACGGGATTCGCACGCTGAAATTGAAGGTGAAGAAGTTCCTGTTGGTGCGCAATTTTCAATTGGTGTTGCTTATCCTGGCGACCCTAGTGGAGATATTTCAGAAATTGCTAATTGTCGTTGCTTTCTGTACCCCGTAACCAAGTCCCGTGGCAAGTTGTACACTGCTGAAATTGAGAAGTCACATGACGATGCGTTGGATGTTAATACGCGGCGTATTGCGATTGCGGTAAAAAAGGTGATTCGTGGACAGATCAAGTTGATTCGATTGCGCTGATGTTGTATTCTGGTAGTGCGGCGGTCAGCGCACCCGCCGCTTTGGAGCACCTAGAATGTCCGTCTCTCTAGCTTATAAGGAATTCGACGCTGCGGCGGTCGCGAAATTCGCGCCGAGTCCTAACTCCAATGATAGCCGCGTTTTCCGCAACGTCCCTATCACTTCTGAGAATCAGGATAGGGACGGCGATGTAGTGCGCGTAGATGGTATCAAGCTGGACAATTTCCTGCGTAATCCCGTGCTGCTTTTCGTTCACAATAAGTTGCCTGGAATGCCCGTGTTCCCGGTTGGTAAAGTGTTGTCATTCAAGAAGGGTGCGCTAGCCGATGGAACTAAGGCGCTATTTGCCGATATTCAGTTTGCCAACATTGGCAATGAATTCATCGATACGCTTTACAAGTTATGGCAAGAGGGTTACATGTCGGCAACGTCGATTGGTTTTAAACCGATCAAGGCGCGATCGATTGACCAACGTGGACGCCCGCTTACCGATTTAGTTCCTGCTGGAAACGTTACGATGGATGCCGACATTGCTTCTAAGTTTCAGGCGATGATGGGTGGTCCTCGCGAATATCTCGAATCCGAGCTTGTTGAACTTTCAGTGGTGCCTGTCGGTTCTAATACTGACGCGGTATATCAGCGGTTCTTCACGCCTACGGTTATGAAGTCCTTTGAGGCGCTTGTCCATAAGACGATGGATACTCAGAATGGACTTGTCGAGGCGGGTAACGTTGCTGAAAAAAAGTGCGTTGGAACACACTGCCCCGACTGTGCGACCAAGGATGCTCACGGTTCTGCGCACTGCGAAAAATGCACTGCACCCGATGTTATAAAAGAAGTCACTTGCGGCGGCGCGCACTGCGAAGGATGTGTGAACAAATCGCACGAGACTACGCATTGTGAAATGTGCGCGACCAAAGAAGTGACTAAAGGCGGCGCTGGCTCCGGTAACTTCGGCCATTCCGGTTCCGACTCTTGGGACGCTGCCTCGGAAGTTAAGAGCGCATCTACCGACGATCTAAATAAAATGTGCGCGTGGGTCGCAGACAAGCCCGACGCCGACCTAACAAAGTCGGATTACAAACTCCCGCACCATGAGCGCGCTGGGTACAAAACATCGTGGCCTGGAGTTAAAGCTGCGATGGGCGCACTTCTCGGTGCGCGTGGCGGCGTCGATATTCCGCAAGCGGATAAAGACGCCGTGTACAACCATTTGGCAAAACATTATGCAGAGTTTGACAAAAAGCCACCGGAAAACAAAGACTACACTCCTGCGCAGTTGAAGCGACTTTTCTCGAATTCTTCACCTTCGGAAGTGGCGCGCGTTCTCAAGTCTCTCACCGTCGAAGAATGCCCGAATTGCAAAACCATCGCTACTGCATCCGTTGAGTGTGGTGGATTCGTACCACACACTTCTGAGGCTGGTGAACTTTGCAACGGCCCCGATGAATTCGGCGCGCGTGGTGTGCCGGTTAAAACGCTTGTGCGTTCACTTGCACATTCCCACTTCAAAGACTTCGCAGGCGAGCGCGAGAAGTTACTTTTAACTGGTGCAGCGAGTCTTACTTACAAAGAATCAGCTACTCAGTTAATAGCGCGGGCTGCACAATTTGTGAATTCGCTCGCACATAAGATGGAAATTGAACCTACTCCAATGGCTGATAACGACGGTGATGAGGATAAGGGTAACTTCACCGACGAAGATTATGCTACACTAACAGAGTCGATAGAAACTTTGAATCAGGTATTGGACGCTCTCCGCGTCGTCCAAACCCGGGCCAGTCAGACGCGGGTAACGCAACCCTCGGGTGGCGACAATCAAGCGATGAACCAATTAAACGCAGAAACTCCAAATAAATCGCTATCGTCGTCCGAAATCGCCAAGTCGGTTGCGTCTAATCCCGCACTTCTTAGTGCTGTGACTACACTGACTGAACGACTGACGACGGTAGCCAACGAGGCTACCAGTGGCAGACGAGCTTAAGACTCCCGATCCGGCGCAGAATCTTGCGGATGCGCTCAACAATCTTGCTACCGTCACTAAGGCGGTAAGCACGCAACCCACCCCTAACGCGACTCCTGCCGAGCAGAAGCCCGTTTCGACCGAAACCAAAGTCGAGCAGACTCCGGTTCAGGCGTTCAAGTCGTATCTCAATCTCGCAAATCAGCAGCTTGATTTGGCTACTTCGGAAGCCGATAAGGCTGCAATTCGTGCGGGGTTGAATGACACTCTTACGAAGATCGACGCCGACGTTAAAAAAATGCCGGTGGGTGACTACGTTAAGAAAACCGAATGGGGCGTTGAGGAAGCGAAGAACTACCTTGCTGAAATTGGGGGCATCCCGAAGACGGAAGTGAAGGGTATTTTTTCAAACCTCGGGGCACAACGTACTGCATCCGCAGATTCGTGGCGTGCTCAGTTCGGCAACCGTACTCCCCTTGACGTTCTTTTCAAGGGTGCGATGATCCCTGACACTTCCGGTCCTTACGAGAAGGCTAAGCCTCTTATCGTTAAGGATGACATGCTGGAGCGTGCGCGCGATCTGCACGATCAGGTTTTCGTGTGGATGCTACACAAGCAGGCGCAGAACGGCGGCATGGGTGTTGACCCGCGTACACAGTGCCGCATTTGGCCTGAGTACGCAAAGGCGATGGAGTACGTTGGTAAGGCGCTGGATACCACCGACACTGCTAACTGGGTGCCGACTGGGTTCACGACTGACTTACTCGCTCGCTACGATCTTGATCGTAACGTTAGCCGTCAACTGCGTACTTTCCAACAGCCCCGCAACCCCTTTGATTATCCCGTCATGGGGGCGCGCACGACCACGTACAAAATCAGTGAACAGACTGCGGATATTGAGTCGGCTACGGCTGTCACGACTTCTGACATGACGCCGCTGAAAATCACGTTAACACTCGCTTCTCTCGGCGCTCGCACGTCTTGGAGCTACGAGTTAGACGAGGATTCGATCATCGCAATCGCTACTGAGGCCCGCAATCAGTTGGGAATCTCGATGGCGTACTCGGAAGAAGACGCGCTTATCAATGGTGATACCACGGGTACTCACCAGGATGCGGACGTTACTTCTTCGAGCGATATCCGCAAAATCTGGAAGGGTTTTCGTAAGTACGCGATTCAGCAGTCGTACACCACGGACGGTTCCGCGAAGGTCGTTGAGACGCTGACCGGAATGATCAAGTCGATGGGTAAGTACGGCGCGCGTCCTGCGGATCTTTTCTGGGTTTGCGCTCCTGGGCTGCGAGCGGACTTCTTGTCCCTTAAGGACACCAACAACAATCCTGTAATGATCGGCCTTCCTGTCATGGGCGCGGGTAACAGCCCGATGGTCATGACGTTGGCTGATGTGCCACTTCTTCTCGGATTGCCGTTGGTCGTTTCTGAGGCTTTCCGCTCGGACTTGAACGCGTCGGGCGTTTTCGACAACACTACCACGTCTAAGACGGGTCTTTTGCTCGTCAACCGCAAGGGTTGGATCTATAGCTACTCGAATGAGCAGCCGCTTATCGAGTCGCAGCGTTGGATTCGCACCCGGCAGATCGAGATCGTTGCTTCGATGCGGCGTGCGTTCAACCCGATCTTCGCCATTGCATCGAACAAGACGGTTTGGTACGATTACAACATGGCCTAAGTCTTCCTCCTGGACTTAGAGCTTGCACGGCGGCGCGCTGAAGTAACTAAGGCGCGCCGTTTTTATTTGGTTTGAATCCTACTTTTTTAGTTAGTCCTGGCTGTATAGCTAAGCTGCTTTCATAGAACCATTCTACTGTGCGCCTTCCTTCAATCCACCACGTAATTTCGTAATATGGAGCCTGATTGTTTATTATCGAAATTGCGGTAACAGTGCCTTGAATCCTGCTATCTTCGATGTAAACCCTTGTGTCTAAAGGAATTATCTGGATCATGCTGTGGGCTCCTTTCATCGGTTGACAACTGAGTTATGCAGGAGTATAGTATGGTTACGATGAATGAGTCAACGCTAGTTTGTGTAAGCGGGTTTAATGATGGCGCACAAATGTTGCGCGAATGTGTACAATCCGCCAACGCACTTGGTTTTCATGTTCTGTATATGGACGGTGCATACCCGCTGTTCTTAGATGATCCCGACGAAGACGTGTGGACTTCAGACGAAGCCTTACAAAAAGCGCTAGTTGATCTTCACGTTGATGAAGGTGATCACGAATTTCGGTGGACAAGCGAAGCTGATAAGAAAAATGAAGTTCTGCGTCAGGCCGAAACACTGCGCACACCTAGCGGTGGTTGGTACAAGTGGGCACTGTTTCTCGACGTAGACGAAAGACTAGAGGGTACATACTACAATTTTACACCAGAGGACCACTACAAATTAGGTGATCCTACTGAGTTATGGTGGATCAACATGTATCGCTACGATGTTCATTTACCCCATAATCCGCAAGGTTTCCCGATGCCGAGAATGTTGCGCTTGCATCCGTCCCTGCACTTCAAACCACCGCGTGATTACGACGTGTATCGCGAGGAGAAACAAATCGCTTTCATGGACGGCGCTACTATACCGTCTTATTGCGAAGGACATTATGCGCTGTTAGATCCTGGCATTCTTCGTATTCGGCACGAGCGCAATAAACGCACCGATGAGCGGCGCAATAAAGCGGGGCGTTATTATCAACGGCAACGTGGTGATGTGAATGTTAGATAACCAACTTCAAGTAACTAAGATGGGTTTTAAGAATGCTCGTAGCTACGAAGTTGGTGATCTTCCTTGGCTTGAAGATTTATTCGACTTAGCGAGGAAGCAGACGAACTTCTTACCTTATGCCCACAATTTTCCGGTCAAGACTTCGTGGAGCTTATCTGAGCTTGGGGCACATAACTTACTAACTAAAGACATAGTTAATGAGGTAGCTAACACACTCGCGCGTGAAGAAGAGGACATGATTATCAATGGTGATCGTGGCGGACTCCTTGTGCGTAACTGGAAGATGCCTGAAATCAAATCCAATGGCAGCCTCATCGGTAACTATTCCGTAGGATTTAGGAGCAACACATGAAATTCCAAAAACAGAACATTCTCATTACTGGTGCGGGTGGTTTTCTTGGTTGGCATCTTTCTGAATACTTGCACGCGCAAGGTCACAACGTAACTGGTATCGATCTACACACTGCCAAGTATGCTCCTCATTCGTCTACTCAATTGTTAATTCGAGACGTAAGAAATCCTGGATGGGTGCCTGGAGCTAAATACGACGTAGTGTACGCGCTAGCAGCAGATATGGGCGGTATGGGGTACATCTCGCAACACTCCGCGGAGATTCTTGCCAACAACCTTAGAGTGAATCTCAGTACAGTAGAGGCTGTACGCTTGCATAAAATTTCGCGCGTTGTGTTTGCATCTTCCGCGTGTGTCTACAACGAATTGAAACAAGATGGGGCGGACTCCAAACCGCTCACTGAAGACGATGCGTACCCCGCACTGCCCGATACAGAATATGGTTGGGAGAAGCTAATCTCGGAACGTCTGTATCAAGCCTACGCAAAAGCTTACGGATTCACTGCGCATATCGTAAGGTTTCACAACGTCTTCGGACCTTACGGATCGTGGAATGATGGGCGTGAGAAAGCACCAGCCGCTATTTGTCGGAAAGTCGCGGAGCATAAAGCAAAACGTACTAAAGAGATTGAGGTTTGGGGTGATGGGCAGCAACGTCGGTCATTTTTGTATGTGGGTGACTGGCTTAAGGGGTTGCAAAAACTTGTCGATGGTAACATTGTGGGGCCTATCAATCTTGGGTCTGCGGATGACGTGTCTATTGCGGAGTTAGTAGCTCAGGTGTGTGAAATTGCAGGTGTAAAAGATCCTGTGATTAAGTTCATCCCTGGACCGCAAGGTGTGCGAGCACGTAACTCTGACAATACACTTATTAAGAAGTTAACGGAGTGGGAACCGCCTGCGAATACGTTGAATCGTGGGCTTAAGGTGTTGTACCCTTGGATTGAGGAGCAAGTATGGAACGTGCGCAAGACTTAACACATTCAGAGATTGCGTCTTTCGTTGGGCACGCTAGTCCACTGATTCTTGAAATCGGCGCTAACGATGGCGCTGATACTGCACAGTTTCTTGAACACTTCCAAGGTAGACCGCTTATCTACTGTTTCGAGTGTGATCCACGCGCGATTGATAAATTCAGAGTCCGCAATTTTTCACCCGAGCGCGTAATCCTCACTGAAATCGCACTCGCCTCAAAGTCCGGCACACACGAGTTTTACCAATCTGGTGGTACGCCCACTATGGATCGCTCGATTGATTGGGATAAGTCTGGCTCTTTATTTCGTCCTACTGGACATCTAGTCTATTCGCCTTGGTGTAAGTTTGATAGCAAAATTGAAGTGCCTACCATTACACTTGATGAATGGGCTGAAGAAAATATACCAAATGAGCCCATAATCGACTTTATTTGGATCGATACGCAGGGTGCCGAACTAGATATATTTCGTGGTGGTTTGCATACTCTAGCAAAGACACGTTTTGTTAAGACCGAATGCCACCGCACAATTATGTATGAAGGAGCACCAACTGAGGGAGATTTGCGCGGATTTTTTTATGAGTGGACCTATATAGGACGTTACGCTGATGATCTTCTTTTTAGGAATGATGCAGTATGACGAGTAAAGAGCTACGCGCATTACGAGACGTTACTAAAAATATCGAGGGTGTTACTGATTTATTTGATATAGCACTGCAAGAATTAGCAATTAAAGAGCAGATGAACGCAGATTTACGTGAAACATACGAAACCTTAGTTGACCAGCGTAATCAAGCTGAACTTGAGCGCGCTAGTATTCAAGCTAGTTTTCGCGGAGTTGAGCGCGAACGTGATAATTCTCAGATTGCTCTTTTTGAGTCTCGTCGCGAATTGTTTCAACATTATGGAGCTTCTGATGCTTCGTTAGTTACTCGCATATTTGGTGAACCTGGGTATTTGGCAATGGTACGTGCAGAAAAAGCCCATCTCGTTAGTTTGAAATTAAATTGGGATAATAAGTCTGCATTAGAGGTAGGTGCGGGAATTGGGGAGCATACATCATTTCTTTTAGATCGTAATTGTGTTGTAACTACTTCCGATGGGCGGGAAGATAATACGGCAATCCTACAACGTCGTTGGGGACATCGTACACGAGTACGTAAATGGGATGTAGAGAATGTGCAGGACTATGACGCTAGTCGATATGAAATTTTGCACGTGTACGGACTTCTTTATCATTTGAAAGAACCTGCGCTAGCAATTAAATTACTTAGTAGATTATGCACTAATTTTATGGTACTTAGTACCTGTGTTCAATCAACTGATGGCGAATCTGAATTTATGTTGGCAGAAGACCCTGCTGATTTGCGTAATTCTGTAAATGGCTACGGAGTACGACCTTCACGTCAATGGGTATTTAACGAGCTTCTCTGCCATTTTCCTTATGCTTATTACACTACTACACAGCCAAATCATACGGATTACCCATTAGAATTTAAAACTCCAAAATTGGGACTTACTCGTGCTGTATTTGTCGCTTCACATACGTCGCTTAGTAATTCGTCACTTTCTACGTTAAAACCTGATGTGTATGAGCGCATATAATGCCTAAATTTGAGCTAGGGACGTTAGATACTTGGTACGTTAATCTTGATTCAAGGTTAGATCGTCGTGAGCATGTAGAGAATCAGTTAAAAAGAGTGGGTCTTCATGCACAACGGCAACGTGGTTATCTGCCCACTGAGTGGAACGGACCACAAGAAAAAATTCGGCGTATGTATGACCGCACTCCTGGTGCAATTGGCTGTCATATGAGTCAGACTGCAATTATTGCGCGTAGTCTTTTAACTCATCGCAATGTATTGGTATTAGAGGATGACGTTGTATTTTGTACTGATTTTATGGCGCGTATTAACTATATAGAAAATTTTCTTGACGGGTGTGAATGGGACATCTTTTGGCTGGGGGCTACTTTTCATTGTAATCCTCCGGTTTGGCACGCTATGGATGTATCAGATCCTTTGATGGCGCACATCGGACGCGATGTTGAGTTAACTGACGATCCCCGAATTCTGCGAACATATGGCATTTGGTCAACGTATGCGTACATTGTAAATGCAGATAGCGCGCATAAAATCTTGACTCTGTTTGACCAAAATCTCCATTTGTCAATCGGAATCGATTATTTAGCAATTATGTTGCAGCCCAAATTAAATACGTTCTGCTTTGTACCAGGGTGTGTAGTACAGTATGATAACCAAAGTAATATAGGCACTGGAGTTACAACGTTTTCTAACTTTAAAGCGCTTGGGCCTTACTGGTACGCAGACCGTATGACAGATTTTGACCCAGTTACTTTTAATTGGGCAGAGGCACGAGTATGAAACGTGTTATCGTCTTAGTCGCTGATGATAACTATGTAGATCATGCTAAAGCTCTTGTTATGTGCTGTAAAAAGTATGGTAGTTGGATTGATGATTTTGCGTTTGTTTGCCCGTCAAATTCACGAGCGGCAGAGACGTTCTCACAAAAGGGGTTTAAGGTATGTCTTCGTGAAGCGGAGTCGTTCTTACAGAAATTTTATGTTTTTGATGATTTTTTTCGGCAGTGGGACCAAGTTCTATACATGGATTGTGACGTAATTGTACAGAGTGATCTATATAGACTTTTTAGTTTACTTGCTTCGTCTGAAAAGCCTATATTGATGGATACCGAAGACCTTACGACTCTCGAAACATTTTGGAGAGATGAGCACAAAATTCGCAATGCACCATTATATGCACGTATGCAACTTGAATTCCCTCACATTACGCAGCGTACATTTAACTCTGCATTTATGTTGTTTCGCCCAAATGAGTTACCCGTAAATACTGTAAATAAATTGTTCGCAGTGCAGACATGGGTAAGTCCAGCTAATGTAATAAATTCTGAGAAGGATTCGTGTGGAATTTTGCGCGGGGGTGGTACTGACCAACAAATTATCAATCTTGTACTTTATTCTTATATAGCAGCTATTCCTAGTAAGTTCGTTTGTTATTGGGCTTTCGATGAAGGTGAATCTCGTGTTGTACCTTCGCGTGGATGGACTGGTACTGAAATTCCAGTAGCTTTACACTATTCGCGTTGGTACGCCCCTTGGATTGAGAAAGTACCCCACGCGGGAGCTTACATGGTGCATAGATTAGAGGAATCCGCATACAATATTTATCAAGAAAATCTTAAGGACTTTGAAGCACTATAATGGCGACTTTCGGTCTTGATTTACGTACTCGCCGCAGCCTAGTGGCCTCACTTCCTCACAACGCTTGTGTTGCAGAAATAGGTGTACTAGCCGGGGACTTTTCTTCTGTTATTTTTACCGAAACCCATCCTACTGCGTTGTACTTAGTGGACTGCTGGCAGACACAAGATGCAGAGGTGTACGGACAAGACCCTGCTAGTGCAAATTCACAAGCGTACTTAGACGCTTTGTACAAAGAAGTATGTGCCAAATTTGCAAATAACCGGGAAGTAGTAGTAATACGAGATTTTTCTATTAAGGCTGCAATAAAATTTGCTAGTGAGTCTCTTGATTGGGTGTATATTGACGCAAATCATCTTCGTGTGCGTGAAGATATTGAAGCGTGGTGGCCCGCAGTAAAAAGTGGTGGATGGATTACAGGGCACGATTTTACTAATACGGTGGGTATCACAGTAAAGACTGATGTTACAGCTTTTACTACTTCGCGTAATCTACCTCTATTTGTAACTACAGGTGAAGGTGGCGGTATATACGAAGTTAACTACCCATCTTGGGCTTTTCAGAAACCGTGAGGTTGGTATGAAATCTTTCAATGAAATTGGTGCATTTTATGGTACAGATAAAGCTGACATATCCCTACATGGTCACTTTGCTGGTAATCCTGGGCATAATTATATGCGGTATTATGAGCGTATGTTGGGTACTTACCGCGCAGATGAACTTACGATAGTTGAAATTGGTGTACAGTACGGCTATTCATTACAAGCATGGGATGAAATTTTCCCTAACGCAAATGTGCACGGGATTGATAAAAGTCCTTTGTGTGCACAAGAGCATATGACACGAGCTAAGTTACATACTTTTGATGCAACTAATTTGGAGGAATGTACAGCGTTCTTTACTAAGCTCGGGCCTGTCGATGTTCTTATTGAGGACGCATCACACCAAAGTCAAGAGCAGGTGAACTTATTTCATGCCCTGTTTCGTTATGTTCGATCAGGCGGGTTCTACGTAATTGAAGACATTGGCTGCGGCTATCAAGAATACTATGGGGGAGGACCGGACGGCGGTGTTACTATCCAAATGGTCCGCTCATTCATTGATGATATCCACAATGGGTGTAGTAAATCGAAAATTACGGATATAGCAGGAGTTCATCTTTTTCGTGATATAGCTTTTGTGGAGAAAGCATGAATTGGATTGAGCGGCTGTACGAGATTAAGAACAAAGATCTGTATTCACAGAACGGAGAAGGACTGTTATTAGAACACATCTCTAATGCGTTAGGCTTTAACACTGGAACTATTGATGATATCGGCGGCGGGGATGGCTTGTATCTTAGTAATAGTAGGCATTTACAAAATCTAGGGTGGGACAGATACGTTATAGACCGCGAACGTGGACAAACTGTTACAGTAGAGAATATTCTTGATATACCATTATTTTTGTTTGAACGAAATACGGCTACAGTACTGTCTATTGATATTGACGGCAATGACTACTGGATACTTGATACAATCTTGCAACATCGTAAGCCGTCCATCATCGTTGCTGAGTTTAATGCTACATATACTAACTCTCGTACTATCGCGTATAATCCTGATCATGTATGGGCAGGGGATAGCTATTACGGATTTACTTTTGCCGCTGGGTGCAAACTTGCTGAACGATTCGGATACCGTGTTATTTTTCAAGTCGCAAATATGAACATGATCATGGTACGTAGCGAATTAGTAACAGTGCGTGTACCTTCAATTACAGTCAAGCAAAATCACTATTTCAAAATGTCTGATCGCACTGATTGGGTAGACGTATGAAAATAGCTTTGCTTACGTCTTATTTTGGTGTGTGTCCCTACGAATTTTTGTTTATGGGGGCCGCTACAGAATACTGCACTCGACACAGCTACAATTTAATAAGTATACGCGGGCAGTATGATGTTGATCAGAATTTTAATTTTGGTATACCGTTTAAGACAAGCTACGGCGGCGAACCTTGGATATGGTGGTATAAACAATCGTTAATTTCTACGTATTTGCCGCTATACGATTACGTTCTATGGATTGATATGGATTGCTTGCTGCTTAATATGAGTCTATCAATTCAGACTCTTATAGAAGAATTCGGAGATAACGATTTGCTTGTAGCAGACCATCGTGGTATTCCTGATACGGGCCTTTTATTGTTTCGCAATTCAGTGGCCACGCGAGAATGGGTTAGATATTGGATTGAGTACGGCTACACTAAATTTGCCACCGCAGCGTGTGTTCCGCATAACAATCATGCTGCTTTTGAGTCTATGTATGCTACTGGCGCACTACCTGCAAATTCTAAAGTCGTAGTGTCGCCACAATTTGGTGTTGGGCATGGATTTATGGATGGTCAACTAAGTACAACATTAGCTATGCATGTTTATGGAACGCCAATAGAGGAGAAAGTACAGATTATGGCTGCTTTCCAGAATCGAATACGCCGATGATGCGTTCTGGAGTAGAATTTGGGTTTTCCAAGGTTGGGGAAGACGTGTGGGTATCAGATAAGGCAAGCATCTATAGCGCATCAAAAATCAGTATTGGGGACCATGTACGTATAGACGATTTTTGTATTCTCAGCGCGGGTGAGGGTGGTATAGCATTAGGGAACTTTATTCATATTGCTTGTTACTCGTCTTTAATTGGTCATGCTTTGATCCAGTTGCACGACTACGCAAACATTGCCGCGCGCACGTCTATTTTAAGTTCGTCCGATGATTTTTCAGGACGCCACTTAATAGGCCCGACAGTCGAAGAAAAGTATCGTAAAGTTACTCATAGAGAAGTAACTATCGGAGCATATTCTGTTATTGGTGCGGGGTGTGTGGTTTTACCAGGGTCACATATCGGTGCAAATGTTGCTGTTGGAGCTATGAGTTTGGTACGTGGGTACTTAGAAAATGATAGTATTTATGTAGGTGTGCCAATAAAAAGGATCAAAGGCCGTGAGCGAAGGTGTCTATAAAATTACTGAAATGTTCGAGCAATCTCTGTGTGAGTATACAGGGGCGCCGTATGCTGTTACCTTTGATTCTTGTAGTAGTGCGTTATTTACAGCCTTATCATACCTAAAGTTAAATGGGGAGTTTATTCGCATCCCATCGCATACGTACATGAGTGTTCCTTGTGCAGTAAAACAAGCTGGGGGACGGGTTCAATTCGTAGAAAGTAGCCCTATTTTAGTTGGAGCGTATAGGTTATTGCCCACTAACATCATAGATAGTGCTCTACGGTTTACGGCAGACATGTACGAATTTGGAACAGAAACGTGTTTGTCATTTACAGGCCCATTCAAGCATCTTAAACTTAGTAAGGCGGGTGCCATTTTAACGGACAGTCCGTGTAAAGCTGAATGGTATCGTAAATTTCGGTTTAACGGGCGTAACGAATGTTCGTATCATACTGATAACTTTACAATGTTGGGATGGAATTTCTACTTGTTACCTGAAATTGCTGCGCGTGGTGTTTTGCTTATGCGACAATTCTATAATCTTGATGGTACAAAAAAACACATGCAGGATATTGCACTGCCGTATCCTGACCTTAGCAAATTCGAGGTATACACAACATGATCACCTTCGCAGTCACAGCATACAACGAATCTCTCCGCGGACGCACTCCGTTTCAGTGGATTCGGGAGTGTATTACGCCAGCATTATCGCATAACTATGTTAGCGAGATTTTAGTGTACGACGACGGCTCTGACGATTACCCACAGTTATACCATACACTGAAAAATTACCCTAAAATTAATATGCACTTCGGAGAACAGAATCTCGGCGTTTTCGGAGCTAAACTAGAATCCGTGTTTCGCACGGAAAATGAATGGGTGATGATGGCAGATTCTGACAACGTGTTTGACTCTGCATATCTTGATCGATTGGAACGTATGGATAGACTAAGTGATCGTACATTTGTCTGTCCTAGCTTTGGACTTCCGATGTTAGACTATAGGCACTGCGTAGGTATGTGGTCTATGGATAACATAGGTCGATTGTCACGTATGAAAGCGTTTGACTGCGTTGTGAATACAGGCAATCAATTTGTGAATCGTGAAACTTTCATGACGCTATTCGCACCCTACCGTGGACCTCGTTTCGATCTGAAGTTACCTGATTACCTAAACGTAGGTGATCGTTCCAATATTCGCTGGCGTAAGATCTACGACGCATGTGATAGCTTGATTATCAATTCCATCGCGTTAAAAGCTGATGTTTCACTGTGGGTCGCACCTGAGTTAACCTATACTCATGGCTCACTAATGCCCGAGCACAAAAACATCATGCCGTCTTCGTGGGAACAGGCACCGCCTGAAAAAGAACAGTTATCCAAGATTCTCATTCAGGAGTTACTTAGGTGAGCGTCGTACAGATGACCAACTTCGGTCAAATGGGGCGATGGGGTAATCAGATATTTCAGTACGCTTTCTTGAATTTATATGCTGAAAGGTACGGTGCAACTGTTGAAATTCCAGCGTGGGCTGGTGATGCTATTTATGGGGTGCCTCGGCAGTCACCTACAGAAAAACTCCCGCTTTACTATAATCGCAAAGGTGAACGGCATTACGAATATCCGCCGATAGGCAATGAAGTTGTAGATCACGATTATTGTGGATATGGGCAGTTCCATACGTCATGGTACGCACTACATAAGGACAAATTTCGCAGCTACTTCCAACCAAATCAATCAATTGTGCGCCGGCTTGCTCCTGCATTGAGCAGACTACAGCGGCATAATACGACTGTGGGATTACACATTAGGCGGGGAGATTATGGCCGTTCGATTTTCTACATAACTCTTATTGCGTGGTACTTGCAGCTTCTTTCACATATCTGGCCATTGTTGAACGATCCTATTTTATTTATTGCAACGGAAGACTTGAGTTTAACCACGGAGTTCAACGCTTATCTCCCGGTTACAACGCAATCATTGGGCGTTGATCTTAACAGTGCACCTTTGATGCACTACAATTATTTACCTCATGACCTACAGACTCACGAGCTTGTGCAGATGGATTTCTTCCCCGACTTTTACTTTTTGTCACACTGCGATATTGTCATTGCGCCAAATTCTACATTCAGTTTTGCTGCGGCGATGATGAATCCACACCTTCAGAAGTTTTACCGATCTGAGTTAGAAACTCAGCGTTTTGTGGAGTTAGATGTATGGAATTCACGTCCATTGACCCATGTTAATGTCAATGAATTTCCCGAAGTGCCCGGCGTTCGTCTCGACTCTAATCCGTGGTGGTAGGGCTTGACATGTTTATAGACTCCTGGTATAGTTTCGCCCAACATGAGCTTGGCACCTACCGTTCTCGTGTGCGTCTCAGGGTTTAGGGATACGGCGCTACTGCGCGGGTGTGTGCGGTCGGCCAACGCACTAGGATGGCCTGTGCTGTACGCTGATGGCGCTTATAGGACGTTTCTTGACCGTCCCGACTCTGACCCTTGGGTGACGTCATCAGATGAGCTACGCGAGGCTACAGAAGGGTCTGATGTAGCCTTTATGCCAGCATTGCAAAAACAACCGTGGCCCGATGAGCCAACAAAGTTGAATGCAATTTTAAATCATGTTTCAGCGCACTACGATATTTTTTATCGTCCAACTTGGTTAGTATTTCTTGACTGTGATGAACGGCTAGAGTGGGTAAATCCGCGTGAAGAAGTTACCGGCTTTTTATACGCGCTACTTTCTATGCCTGAAATTAAGTGGGCTACCATTAAAACGTATCAGCCAAAATCTGGTGTCATTTCGTCCGTTGCCCGGTTTTTTAAGTTCGATGAGCATATTCGTGAGAATTTAGCGTTTAGTTCTATTCCGCCGTTTCCGTTGTTATGGGATGGGGCAGCGTTGTGTGCGCCATGTGAATCATCCTACACCGGACTTCGGACAAATTGCGTTAATATACCATATAGTCTTCTAAGAATTCGGCATGAGTGTGGAAGACAGACTGCGGAACGTAAAGCTCAACTAGCGAGGTATCGTGCAATTATACGTGTTTGATGATGTACTTCAGATTTACCGCAAATGGCGGCGAGATGAGCTTCAAGGAATTTATCTACAGTATGCAAGTAATGTAGATGCTTTATACAACTTAGTTTGGTGCAAAGGGTATGGGTATTCACCTGTTGTAGATGCAGTACAACGAGATACGCCTGTGGGTGACGCATTAACGGAGAATTCAGTGCTGACATTTGCGGTCGCTTATGGTGTAGTGGACTCATTATGGCTAAATGGAACTACTTGCCAATTAGTTACTAAGGCGCCCTATGTATATAAAGTTCCACTTAATTTGGAACAACAAGCTGGGCTACCTTCGTTAAAATCAGGATGGTATGCTTTATTGGATTGGAGTTATTTCGCACCAAAGTGGGAAACAGACGATTCTATTGATAAGTCTATGGATCTTTTCTTTTCGTTCAACCATGGTGTACCAGAAACAATCTACTTACTAACTCCATGGCATCGTTGCAGTTCAAATTTAGCAAAATTCGCACAGTTCACTTCTCGTTTAAAAACAATGTATGGCGTAGACACCATCAACTGTCGAGGGATAAAATAAATCATGTTACCGTACACACCCACTATTACTCAAATCCTTGATGTAATTAATAAGCCATTTCTTGTTAAATGGAAAGTGGAAAACGCGCAGGCTATAACTGCAAAGTTAGCTGCTGAAATGTATAGTGACGCATCATTTACAGATCATATAAAGTTTCATCAAGCCTTAACTAATAAAGTCACTGCTATTACACAACAATCGCAAACAGACATTTCATCTCGCGGCACGTCTATTCACGATTTAATTAGCTACGCATTACTAACTAAAATGAAAAAAACTGATGGGTTAGTAAAACCAGAACCTACGGATTCAACTAGAATTGCTTGGGAAAATTGGAGAACTTGGGCTAACAAGGTAAAACCAAAACCTCTTTATATTGAGCATCGTATTCAAAGCGACGTACATAAGTATAGAGGTAAGTTGGACGCCATAATACAGCTTGGTAAGATAGTAACGGTCGTTGATTGGAAGACTGGTAAAGCAGTGTATCCTGAAGCTATTATGCAAGTGGCCGCTTATGCACGTGCAGCAGCAGAGATGAAATTAGTTAAACCTGGGTATGAATGTGCTGTAATTCGTATTTCTAAAGATGACCCTCGTGATGAGGTTGAAGTGGTTAAGGTAGATAAGGCGGAGGAAGTAGCAGCATTCGGTGCTTTTTTGTCTGCACGGCAACTGTGGGGCTACTTAAATGCCTGAATTAAAGTGTGTAGTTCTTGCAAATAAGCAGTATGAAACCTATATGTCCAACGAAGGTTGGCAGTTACAGGAGGGATTGCAGTTAGCAGGGTGGAAACTACGTGGTTATGGGTATGAAGATAATTCGGTTGACGTGCAAAGCATTATAGATCAAGACCATCCTGATGTAGTGATGATTCAAGATGTACGGGATTGGGCTAATGGGGATTCTCCCGTTAAATTCTGTAATACACAAATCTTAAGAGAACACAGCAGTATCTTCAAAGTGATGGTACTAAAAGACCCTTGGTATTGTTCAGATTTTCAATCTATGTACATGGGATTGATGGGTGTTAAGGCGTGTGTGGTTTATTACCAGCAAGATACAGTACGCCAACATACTACATGGCTACCACAAAATATGTCACTTATTCGTACATACCATAGCGTTGATCCAACACAAGCGGCTAATGCGTATAATGTCAATTTACGTAGAGAAGATGGTTTAGTTTCTGGGACTTTGGAGCCGTATGAAACCTATCCCATGCGTAACTGGTTTGTGCGTAATTGTGCTGAATTAGATTTACGTGTACTACCTCATCCGCAGTATTACGTACAAGCCAAATCAGCAACTAACGCCTATCTACGTATTCTTAGTCAATTTAAAGTACATGTAGCTACTGCTAGTATTTACCAATGTGCGTTACGTAAGATAATCGAGTCAATTGCAACTGGGTGCATTCCAATCACAAATTTATCTAGTAATGATAAATTGCCTATGATTGATTCTGCTATTTGGCGCGCCCGATTTGATCAAGATGTGTATAGAATGCACAATGTACTACAATTGGCTAAAGAAAACTGGCGTAAAGACCGTGCACTTCACTACGCACGTCTTGCATGGGAACACTATTCTTACATAAATCAAGGTAGACTTTTGTCCGAAGAAATTAAGAGGCAATACTATGCGCATTTTCGGCATCGTAACGTGTGTTGACTATTCTGGTTTTCTTGAAAAGAGTTTATCTATATGGCAAGCAGGACTAGATAAGTTGGTCGTGGTAACTTCGCAAGAAGATAACCGCACTCAGCAACTTTTAGATTCTCCTGAATATTCGCAAGTTATCTTGCATCCTACTAATGCGTTTTGGCAAGACGGTGCATTATTCAACAAAGCTGCGGCTCTAGAAGAAGCTTATATAACACTGCGAACTTCAGCGGATGAATGGGTTTTATTTTTTGATGCTGATGTTATTCCACCTACTGGGTGGCGGCAGGATATTGAAGAAATTGGACAACTTGAATTGGGTTGCATATATGGTGCTATTCGTCGTACTGAAGACTATAGGCTGATACGTGATACGGAACTAGCTGGATTTTTTCAGCTATGGCATCGTCGTGATCCTGTTGTTCAGACTTTGCCATTATTAGGTTCATGGCATAATGCTTCTGGTTACGATTCTGCATTTGCCACTCGGTGGCCTAAAACTAACCAACGTTGTGCACCAATTAGCTTAATACACCAAGGAAACGTCGGTAGAAATTGGTGCGGGGTAGGCCATGATTCTGACATGGGCGAAGTTTTTGCAAATCGACGACACAAAGGCGGATTTCTTCACGAGCGACTGGACAATATAGGGCGTTAGTGGTACACTTAAATTGCCTAGATCCTCTAGGCACGTCAGTTTCTCCTCTGTATAGGTGCATCGTCGTACCCATTAACTCGGACCCACTATGACGATGCACCGTTTTTTCAATAAATGAACTACGATACAGCACTCATAACTAGCGAAGACTTCAAATCGTACTATGGTATATTGTCTTCATCTACAGGATCAGATAGCTTAATAGCTCTATTAATAGAAAAGTGCTCTTCGCTTATAAGTGAATTTTGTGAACGAAAATTTCAGTCTGCTAGCTATACTGAATATTTCGATGGTAGAGGTAAATCTGATTTATTTGTAACGCACTACCCAATTGCAAGCCCGTTGTCTGCGACTACTGGTGGTGGTTTGTGGGATGACCCTCAGCGTACTTATTCTGATTCGTATAAGTTGACAGAGGATGTAGGCCAGGGCACTGGTGATTTTGTTGTATACCCTTCGGAAGAAGGTCAAGGCAAAATATCACGTATCAACGGTGTTTTTTACGTAGGGCGTCGAAATATAAAAATAACGTACACTGGTGGGTATACGCAAATACCTAGACAAATTCAACTTGCTTGTTTTCGTATGGTTAGTAATGAGTACCAAAAAACACAAAAAGATACCTTTGGGCAAAGTTCTCAATCAATCCACCGAGATTCAACTACTTATATAGCACCTAAAGATGTACCTCTTGATATTCGGGAAATGTTAGAACGCTGGAGAAAGTGGTCGTTTAGATGAACTTTGGCGTTAATGTACAGATTGATAGTACAGTAGCAGAAATGCTTAATAAAATAAGTGGTGGGCTTCCTGAAGCGGCACGTAAAATTGCGCTTGGTGTGCTTTCAACCGTCGCAATGGAAGTGTCAGATAACGCGCAGAGCGGAAGACCGTATTTAAACCGAGGGTATGGGGTGTTATCCGATGCTTGGAAACTTTCGGCAAGTGGTCAGCATAACATAAATTCTGAACTACGGGTTGAATCTACTACGGATGGTGTAGAAGTATCTTTCGCTCCTGACTTACCATACACTTGGATTCATGATACTGGCGGAGAAATTACGCCTAAGAATTCACAGTACCTTGCTATTCCTTTAGGTAACTTTGGTGGGTTAGGCCCTCGTGCTTTTGGTGATTTGTTTGTAATACGTACAAAAAATAACAATTTACTTCTTGCTAGACGTACACGAAATAAAGCATTAGAGTTTCTTTTTGTGTTAAAGAAACGTGTTGAAATTCCTGCACGTCACTATATTTCAGATGCTATTGCAGTAGCTTCTGAGACCGCTACTTATGTAGGTGTTGGGGTGTTAAACGACTTAATTCGCGAGGCAACCAGTGGCTAGTTCTGTTAAAGAAGTTGGGCTTGCTGCGATTAGAACGGATTTATTGGGCATTAACGCTATAACACCATACAATTTTAAGGTAGAGATTGTGTCGCGAGATGTGGCACCGCCTGAACGGTTAAAAGTAATTTCAGGGGATGTCGCAGCGATAGCTATGCTAGACGGTATTGAAACTAAACACCGACAAGTTTCTAATCGAGTTATTGTATGGAGAGTACCAGTTACTTTACTTTGTTACATCAAGCGTAATCCAGATGAGTCTGGGTCTGCTACTCTGAATAAATTACGTTCCGATGTGTTTATTGCACTGTATTCTTCGAGTAAGTGGAATCATAGCGGTAACGTGATACTAACTGATCCTTTATCATTCGACCCACTTGCTGTTGCTGGTGTTGACCTTCTTTGTCTTATTGTGGATTTTTATTTTTTGTGCTCTCATACGTGGGATGATCCGACTACAACATGAGTAGACGATATGGGCGTATTGGAGAAGCTGTATCATTGATTCTTTCTGATATGACAGGAAAAGACGCTTCTTGCTTCATTGAGTCTGATGATAACGGACCCTATGTTGACTTAGACACCAGACGTGTTAAACTGTTACTAGCGGATGTAACTCTAGTTACACTCGAAGAATCTGAAGCGCCACCAACATCCGGCGTCTGTAACTCAGGAGACAAAAAGTGTCCGTAATAAATCTCGCTGTAGGCGCCCCATTTTATGGTGGTTTTAAGCAGGTTACTTCTGCCCCCGATTGGGATGGCGTGATCACCACTCAGGGAGTACTTTTAGGATCTGGTGATGGGTTAGAAATATTGCCTACAGGCGTCCCAATGACAAAATTGGGATTTGTTGAAGACAACTCGCTTAATTCAACCGGCGTGCAACGTAAGCGCCAACTTCGTACTATTGATTGTGAAGGCAGCATTCAGGTTCTTTGTCGGTATCGTGGGTGTGAACGTTTAATTTTTGGTTGGTTTGGTACGGATACAATGACTGGGCCAACTGATACAGTAGTCTACACACATAAGGCTACTATCAACACCATCAATAAAGGTAACATCTTTAACTTTGCAGCTTACGACAACCTTGTATGTCGTGATTTTCCTGTTTGTAAAGTTGAACATCTTAAGATGGAATTCGCGGAAAATACGCTCAGCGTGCTAGAAGCGGGGTTAGTTGCGAAACGTGAACTTCAGGATGGTTCTGGGCTTAATACAACTTCTACCATTACAAGTGTAACGCTACCATCACCGAAAGAGTACGTTGTGCTTTCTGCTGCTTCGACTGTTCTTCGTATGAAGACAGTTACGGGAAGTGAAACTGCACTCGGGTCGAATGACATTCTGTATCCGTCAAAGATTAGTTTGACGTTCGCTCGTAAATATAAGAAGCGTCGTTCAACGCGCAACAATCCGTACATTGATGAGCCCGTTGCCGGTGCTTGGTTCTTAATTGGTGGTTCTTTTACATTGCCAATCGACGACGCCACTGCGTACTGGACTGATATCGTAGGCGCCTCCGAAAAGAAAATGGACATTACATTTACAGGTGGTGCAATCGCAGGATCAGCGTCAAGTTTTTACACGTGGTTGTTTGAGTATCCGTCTATGATTATTGAGTCTGGCGGGTTGCCGAACATCAACACACCGGATTTACTCGAAGTAACTTTTCCGTTCACTGCACATCGTGCAGACGCTAACCCTGGTGGCATGTCTTTCCAGCTTCCTCAGTTCACTTGTAAGAATCTTGTTAGCACGTCTTTCCTTAACGGAGGATAACTTGAAGATTGATATTCGTAAAGGTAGGCTTGTTGAGTGGGCGCCGCCTGGTGAGTTGAATGTAGTTAAGTTGTACATTCGTGGAGTGCCTATTGCAAAGCAGATTGAACTTGTAGAGCGATTTGTAGGTCCACGAGCTAATGAAGAAGGGACACCAAAGTTTGATCCTAAGACGATTGGCGAGATCCAGCAAGTTGTAGTCGAAGCTACTTCTTCATGGGAAGGTGTAGACGAAGGCGATAAACAAGCAGAGTGCAATGTAGAGAATAAAACGGCGTTTTATGAAATGTACCCGGATGCGCGAGATACCGTTTTTCGTGCGCTACTTGCAACCACGTCTACAAATACTTCGGAAAAAAAAGTTCATTAGAGATTTGGGTGAGATTTTGCTTGTCTCATCCGACTATTCGGTGTTGGGAAGTTACTGCGGCTGATGGTACTAAGTATGGGTGTGATCATTTAAAAGTGGTTGCGCCGGAGCGCGCGTACAAGTGTTCCACATGTCCTTTACCTAAAGCGGACCCTGGCCCCGAAATCCGCTCTATATATACGTTATATAATTTTATATTTGCATTCCCTGAAAATTCTATCTTCTTTAAAGATAGATGGGCGCGCGTACGTCGTAGTATGCCCACAGAACAGTGGGATGACCTACTTAGCAGTTTCTATGTGATTCGTGCTATAGTGGATCGAACTAATGTGGCTGCTCAAGCAGTCGCCCAAGCGCAAATAGAAGCGAACTTAGCGCTGAAAAAGCGCCAATCTAGGATTTAACGTGGCTGATAACGCAAACGTTAATATCAAAGTCACAGCTACTACGGGTGACGCCAATGCGTCTATTCAGGTGCTTACTCAAACAGTACAGCAGCTTGCGTCAAATATGCAGACTGCGTTTATATCTGCGTCCGCGGCTACTGCGCAATTAGCAGATCATATTCAGGGGCTTGGGCAAAAGCATGAAGAGGCGGGGCATAAAACAGAAGCTCACAGCGTTGCACTCGGAATGCTTATTGCGGAAGGTGTTGAAAAGTGTATAGAGAAGGGGCGTGAATTAATTGAAACTTTACGTGAATGGTCACACGAAGCCGCTGTAAATGAACAGGCTAATATTCTTCTTGATAATGCTCTGCGCGCCCAAGGTAGTTTTACTCCTGAATTGTCCGCACATTATAAGGAATTAGCAGACCATCTTTCTAACGTAGCGGGTGTTGCAGATAATCAAGTTGTTACTGCGTTAACTGGACTTATTACTATAGGTAATGTGTCAGCAGTAAATATGGATCGAGTTACCAAAGCTGCTATGAACTTTGGTGATCAGATGGGCTATTCACTACCGCAAGCAATGAGTATGGTGGAACGGGCGGCTGCCGGCCATACAACAATGTTGCATCGTATGGGACTTAATTTCGTTGAGACTGGTGATAAGGTAAAGGACTTCAACCATGTTCTTGAAGCTATGGAACAAATGAGTCGTGGCGCTACAGATTCTATGCAAACTTCCGTTATTCGTATGGAAGCACAAATGAACATATCACTTGGTAAGATGGAGGAGACTATAGGTAGTGTAGTTAATGATGGAATTAAACCATTCATTATTGTTATTCGAGATGCAGCACAAGAAGTGCAGAGATTCGTAGAAGAACATAGAACCGAAATTCTTAACGACTTCAAAACTGCACTTGAACTTCTTGTACCAATTTTGACAGTGTTAGCAAAACAGGTGGTGGTTGTAGGTCTTGAAATCGCAGAGTTAGCTGACACTATACATAGATTTGGTGGGCCTATAAAAGAATCAGTCGAATCATTTAACTCGTGGGGTAATGCCTCCCATTCGTTAATTATGGCTTTAACGCCACTTGCAGTACCACTGCAAGTTTTGAATTTTGCTATAGACAAAATAAGCAGTGGTCTGCAAATTCTTTTGCAGGGGTTTGCAGACCTTACTTCAGGATTGGCTGAAAATCCTATGTTTACAGGCGCAATAGCAGCTAAATTAGGTATTACTAAAGACGGGTTAGAGAATCTTTCTGGAGGCTTTCAAGATTTAGCTGATAGGGTTAAGAATTCTTCAGCAAAACACGAAGATTTTAAAAAGAAATTAGAGGAGATAGGTACAACTATTAATGGCAATATTGACGAAACAATGACTAAACTACAAAAGTTATTAGCCGATGTAGGTAAAGAAGGTATGAATGCAGGCAAAGGCGTTAAGGATGGCGCGGATTTAATGGGGCCTTCGCTATCAAGTGTACCGCCAATTATTCAACAGATAGGGGACCATGTTTTCATAGTAGGTAAGCAGTTCGACGACACATTTACTCGAATCAAAAACTTAACACGCGATGAAACGCAGTTACTTGGCTCTTTACGTGATGCTTTACCCGATGTACTCGCTGAAAAAGTCGATACTTTAGAGCAGCGCTTTGCTCTATTGACTAAAACTTTAGGGGATTCAACCAAAGCTTCGATATTGCTTAAATCTGAAGCTAAGGGGATAGCTGATAAGTACAAAGAAATGGGGGAAATAGTCCCTTACTCCGTACAAAAAATTATTGATTATAGTGGCGCCGCAGAAAAAGCTGCCAAAATGCACGCTGCGGCAGTTAAGCAAGTTACAGATAACTTAAAGGAACAGGCTAAGGTTGCGGAAGAAGCAGCGAAGTCTGCTGGTAAGGGTTATGACATGACTTCACCCGCAGGTCTTGAGGCAACTAAGAAAGCTGCTGATGCAGCCGCTGCGGCTTATGCTAATGTTGCGCAAAGTTCCAAGAATATGGGTAAAGAAGCAACAGAAGCGGCGAAATCTGCTGCGCAACAAATGGTTCAACTTGTGATGGGCACCGCTAAGTTCGCAAATGAGTTAGAGCGTATCAAAGCTGTAACAGCATCTATAACCATTACTTCGGATGAAAAAGTTGATATAGACCCAAAATCTGGCCCTATAAAAAATATCCTTGACGACATCAATACTATGGTTAAGAACAATGCGCCCGGTGCTCAATGGTTAAAAACGTTTGCAGAAAATCTTAAGTCCGGCGATCTTGGTGCAATGAAAAAAGAAGTTGATATGTTAAATCAGCAACTTCAAACTTGGGTTGGCGCTGGTTATGACCACATTTCGGGAGATTTAAAGAACTTAGTTTTTAGTCTTCAGAATAAGTTAAACGAAGCCCAAATTGCAATTGGTAATCAACAGAAAGATGTCATACAGTCTTCGGCCGATGTGCAAGATGCAGGGGTAGATGCGTACCACCAAATTGGTGATGCAGCAACTTACGCAGCCCGCGCGATTAATGGAGTTGCGCAAGCTAATCGTTCAGTGATCGGAGAACCTACTACTGCAAACAAAGTTCGAGGCGGTGGTGGGCTTCGTGATGTTGGGCCTGCGGATACTCAGGGTGGGTTGATAAATGCGACAGTAGATAATACAAAAGAGCTTGGTGGACTTCGTAATGATACCCGTAGTAGTGCTGATAAGATTGTTAAATCTCTGGGTGAAAAAAATGATACGATGATTAAACTTTTGCGCGGATTAGTGGATAAACCGGCTATTGATGCAGGAACACTTACGACTGTATTAGCAAAAGCGCAACGTCAGGGTCTCGCAAAGCCAGGTAATCCATAATGATATACGGAGCTATACAGTGTTTATCCGAGGTGCAAGCACATGGTCGATTGGCGGATACTGCTTCTTTACATCTTACGGATATGAGTGCAGAAATAAAAGGATTGCGCGTTGATGTTCAACCTAGTGGTACGTATGCCATATTGTCAAAAGGTGGATTAAACGCTACTGACAAGGCAAATTATTGGATTGGTTACTACTACTCATCAGGTGCCTACTATCTTAAAGCGGGCTTCATGACTAGTGCTGGCGTCGAGAAATCTCTTACGTACCAAGTGACTTTGAATATTGGGCAGTGGTACGCTGTTTTATATACGTTCAATAATACGACTAAAGCGTCTGCTCTATATCTTGCTATTCGTAAAAGTTTTACTAATCCGGTAAGTACGTATACACAAGTTGCTACTGGAGTACATACCGCAGCAACACCCAACGCAAGTACAGCTATGTTACGTATTGGTGCGGATACTGATGCAACGGGTGTACTAGCAAATACAGCAAATATTAGTGTAACTGAAGTTGGTGTATTCCCGCAGGCTTACGCAATGGGGGATTTAGACTCATTTTTATCCACTAGATTTCAGTATACAGCGCTAACTGCTTCAGTTTTGTACGCTTGCGATGAGGGTTCAGGAAATACATTATATGATCGTAGTAGCAGCGGACTTAATATGGAACTTGTCGCGAGTCCACCTTGGACAGATGGGCCTCCTGATTTATTCTATTCTACAGGCCAAGTTGATGGACCACTAATCGGCGTACTTAGTGCTACACGTCGTCCTCAAACTGTGATCACATCTGATGATGAAGATGCTAGTTACCCGGTTACAGAGTTAAAAGTACCACGTTGCGACCACGTTACACGCACTAATAGCGCTACTGGTGGTAAAACTTGGATATTTAATTTTAACCAACCATATACTATAGTAGCAATTTCTATACGTAACCACAATTTTTCGAGCAAGAGCGCAGTTCATGCAGAACTGAGTTCTTCAAATTCATGGGGTGGTCCGTCTGAATGTAGTGAAGCGTTAACGTACGCACCGAACAACTATAACCATATTTTTCAGCGTCATCATCAAGCACAATGGGCACGATTAACAGTTAGTGATGATACAAATTCCAATGGCTATTTGTCTGTAGGCACGATTGATTGGTGGTATTGTTGGGAGTCTAGTGAAGGTATTGAGTTAGCTTCAAAAACGATCACTATTCATGATCCATCAAAACTTACTCGTACAAGACAGGGGGATGCTACGCTTCGTGAATTGGATATTTTTACTAGCGTTCAGCTAGATTTTACTTTTATACAACGTGACGCTGCATTAGAATTTAAACGACTTTTTAATCTAGCTGTAGGTTCTGCTGGGTATGTTTTTGTATGCGATGAACCTAAGCGTAATTTAGCGCACGCAATCTATGGTCCGATTATATCGTGCGCTACTGAAGTTCCTGAAGATGCAGCTTTTCAAGAAACTCATCTTAGTACGTTAGTGATTGCAGAGGATAAAGCTTGATTATCGCGCCGTGGGAGTGGAGCTTACTTAATGCTGCTGGAGCATCAGTTACTACTTCTACCAGTTCGTTTGAATTAGCATTTCCTGCGTCCAATTTATTCACGGCGGATAAACGTCAACCAGCAGTTTTTCGTGGTGGATTTTTGGTAGTTACTGGGTCTAATGATAAAATTGATTTTCGTGGTAATACAAAACATGCAACATTAAATGCTGGCTGGTATCGTTCTCCTGCGGAGTTTGCGCAAGAAATTGCTAGAGCTATGACCGCCGCTGACACAGTAGAATGGCGTTGGTGGTGGAAACAAGGCTCTACAGACAGACATCGGTTTGAAGGCGGACCAATTACAGGCACGTCTACACTTGATATCTTAACTGGGACTAGTCATACTAAGAATTCCTTAAATTTGCTTGCAGGATTCCGTAATCAAGACCGCACTGCTGCATCTACACATACAGGGGATTTTGCTGCTATTCATTCGCGGGACCAAGTGGTTGTGGATTTAGGGCTTACCGCTACGGCCCATGCATCTTTCATTGTTGGGTTAAAATCTTCTCCTGATGCAGTAGTTTGGTTACAAGAGGATAGCGTCGATCCTCCTACAGCGTCAGACGGTATTTATTTTCCAGGACATGCTGATGAATCAATTCTTGCGCTATACAATATCGTGGGTAGTCTTCATCGATATGTAGGACTTAATATAAATGATGCAGCTAACTCCGCTGCACAACGTACTCAAATAGGTGCGTGGTGGTACGGTCCTGTTTTCAATACTATGCGCACTACTTTGTATAGTATCGAATGGGAATGGCAAAGTTATAAGCGCAAAGGCGAACTACATCGTGCAGAAGTTGATGGTGTTTTAGGCCGTCCATTTTTTTCTGAAATGGCACCAGGGGAGACATTTAGTGTATCTTTTGCTTCTGCTCCAGGACTTAATCCTGAACTTATTGCTCCTGCACAGAGTCTAATGGAAACTTTAGGTAACCATGGGTTAGCTTTCGTAGGACTTGATCCTGTTAATGAACCAATACGTGAAACTAGGCTATGCTATCTAACACCATCACCGATTCATCGCATTGAAGGTGGAACATTAGATGGCTGCTATTCAATGAATTTTGATGGTATAATTGCTGAGGTAGCTTAATGGCACTTGCAACACCTGTATGGATTCAACCAATTGCTGATGAAGCGGATTTACGGCTTGATGAGCGTATCTTATTTCAATGGACTAAAATTAGTGGCGGCGGGAACTTTAAGTACTACCGAATCTTATTTTATTCCGATTCTGGTGGCACTACTTTAGTGCATGACACGTTATGGCAACCTACACACGCACAACGCGGTGGCGATGGGTGGGCAACTCGTGAAGCCTCAGCACTTGGGTTTACATCTGCAACATCTTACTGGCGTAAAGTTGGCGTACGAGATGATGCGGCAGCAACTTCAAGTTATTCTACATTGTTCAAATTTACTATGGAAACAGTAAAGTTGTCTGCAACTAATTGGGAGAAAGCGCAACCATGAACCGACGTGGTTCGCGTCCCGGTGCAGATTCTACTACGGTATTACTGCTTGATCGGTTATCAGGTACTCCTCGCGATTTAAGTTTATACGAACAAGTAATTACAGTGGAAAATACTTCAGGGGAACTGCCGCAGCCCGGACTTGGGTACTTCGGAGATGGTGTTAGACTTGGTAATATCGGAGTTTCGCCAGAAAATGGGTTACCTAGAATTAAAATTGCGCAAGCAGCTAGTCTAGATTTAGGTACATTACTTACTTTTGAAACTGCTTACTACCGTGCAAATACCGCGGATGCTACTTATTACATTGCATCGCGTAAAGATGGGTCCAATAATCTTTCTTGGGAAGTGAAACACGCTAACTTTGCAATTACGTTTGCGATAGAGAATCCGTCTGGAACCGGGGATACACTTTCAATTAGCGTGCCTATAGGTCAAAATCTTACTACTCTTGCACGTTGGTACTATGTACGATTTGTAGCCGACTTAAACAATGGGTGGCTCTACGGGTTCCTTAATGGAAATTTGCGCGCGAAGAAAAGTACAGCGTTAGTGGCTTTACGTACGGCAAGTTTAGGGCCGTTATACATCGGAGCTAATGCTAGATTAAGCTCGTCACTAGATTATTCGTTTGGTGGGCATATCTCTAATGTCAAATTACGCAATGTTGCCGATTTTGATGAAACTACGCTCCCACAAAATATACTCCTTTCAGACCACATTACTACTAAACAAACTCGTGCGTTGGAATACGATTTAGGTGAGATTGTTGAAAGTAACACTTGGGTAGACGATACGGCTGGTGGATTTTATACTAGTGCAGCTAGTTTAGGTCTAATTAATTTTTTGGTGGATGACACCGATTTAGCAGGATTTACGCTTACTACTTCTGGTGGTGTTACCACAACACTTACAAAAGTGGGTAATATAACTGATGTAGATTCTACAGCTAATACGTATTGTTACGACGCAGCAAGTAATCGAATTTACGCAAATCCGAATCCATCAACGTATGCCACTGCACTACTTCGAGTTACTTATAGGTGTGCAGATCATACTCTAGCTATAGCAGGTCGTAATTATCGAGGTACTTTAGTAGTTTCTGATGCTGGGCATTTAGCTACTAATTACATATTCGCACCATTACCATTATCAAGTGGTGGTCGTATCGCTATATCTAGACAACATCCAGATCATCCCGCGTCGTTCGGTGGAGAATCTAGTAGTAAGATTGTGTGGCCTGGCGCTCCTGTACGATTATATAAAATTTTTGATCACGGGTCTTGGAGTGAAAAAATACCAATTTTTACTGGGTACGTAGAAACTTCACCTGCTGATGACCGCGATGTTATTGCTGTTAATATTGGTCCTCGTCATATGAAACTTGATAAAGTTGTCGTAGAGCCACATACAATCAACGTAACGGATTACCCATACGCACCTAAAGAGGCAATTGGGTATAAATTCCCTACAATCTGGGGTGTAGGACATCTACGTGTACCTGCTCCATGCGTAGATGTAACTCCTACAGTCATAAGTGGAGTTACTTGTTACAAACGTAAAATTTCAGCACGGGCAATAACTTCAATTACTCAACTAGGTTCAGGTAACTCAGCTTTACTTTATTTCACCAATGTTGATCTTAGCGTAGGTACTCTTTATTCTTCAGAAGCCCCCACGACAGAATTGTGGGCAAACGTTTCAGGTTATGGAACTCCATCTAGCGCTACTAGTGCAGCAGGTATATTTATTAAGTCGTTTAGTACTCCAACAGAAGCTATTACAGATCCTATGACGTGGCTAAAGACATGGTTATCATTACTGATTGATTTACCATCGTCAGCAATGAGCGATTCAACATGGGCGAATACTGCTACACGAGTACTACTTGGGCGTCGTTTCTGTGAAGTAATGGACGGATTAGGTAGCGGTGCTGCGGAACTGCAAAGATTTTTTCAAGAAACAGTTACTTTTTTACGGCCTTATGTAGATGGGACTTATGGGTGGTCTGACGTAGATAAAACTACAGTAAGCAGTGGCGTACTACGAGATTGCAATATTATTTCTGACTTATGGTATAACGACATTGATAAATTAAGTAGACGGGCGGATGGGGAGTGCTACGAATACCAATTAAGAAGTGATGGCACTACCTCTAGCAGTGCGCCTTTCTCACTAAGTCCGTTAAAATCCGATGTTCGTTATTTGCTTAATCCTGGTTGGAATCCTCCAGGTGGAAAAACTAGATTTATGTCCACCGGCAGCGCAAATAACTGGCTTCAAAATATGGTTCGTAGATTTCTTGAGGAAGTTGGGCAACTTAGGGATATAACGGTAAGTCCTAAGTACGCTTCAATTAAAGTGCTGGACGTACTTACCGATTATACGAGTAACTCTCAAGCTGGTAATGGAGCGAGACTTCGAGTCTTTAGTCGCGAAGAAACACCAGAGGGTAATCTAAAGTTAATCGTAGTTCCTGAAACTTTATTTCCGGCAAATGGTGCTCAACCTTACGATATACGAGATTCTTACGGTCCACAACGACATTTTAGTTTTGGTAAATCTAGTGGACAGTCAGTTTCTTCCGCTGGTGTTTGGAGTGTGGTTGGCGATTATACGAAACTCTTTCAAGGTTCAGTGTGTCGCTTTCCACCCTCTGGTGTATCACACCGTTTAGCTATACGTGCACAACGCATCGGTGGAAGTAATGATACGGATTTAGCTTTTAGATTACGCACTGCTAGTGGGCATACTATCGCCAGCATCGCGGGTGTGACCACAGCGGCCCAGTTCGTCTCTACAACGAGCTTCACTAACATACCGACGATTGATGAATTGATTTGGTTAGAGGTACAGACTAATTATGGTGCGACCGGAACGGTGTGGAGCGCGTCATGGGAAAGCGAAGAGACGGCCGCGTCTCCTGGCGACCCGATAAGTGGCACGACGTTGTGGGAGGCAAGCCTCGGCGTGGCGGGCGCGACGCTCGGGACAACTAACCGAGTAGGGCTCAAGCCTACGCACCATTTCAGTTACGGTAATAGCGCGGGCACGGCGCTCGCTGCAACCGCTGGCGCGTGGGCGACGGTGGACAATTGCGAGCGGTTGTGGCAAGGCGGATTCGGAACGTTCCCCGTGGGCACATCTCACCGGCTCCAAGTGTACGCCAGCGGAAGTGCGGGAACGACGCAATTCCGCATTTACGACTTCACTAATTCTCAAGTCGTCATGGGTCCGGTGACAGGCGTTGGCGGACTGGCGCTGTATCAATCGACCACGGCCGGGACGATACCGGAGAGCAACGCTAGACTCAGGCTTCAATACCTGACTGTCGGCGCTGAGACGGCGGTGATTTACTCGGCGGGATGGGAGGCGAAGGAAGCCGCGACGCCAGCGAGTGAGCCTGTAGTGCCGGAGGTTATCTACTCTGATGGTAATTCCGCTGGTGTGGCGTGTGCCACGACTGGCTCTAAGACTGTGTGGAAGAACGTCCCGCTGCGAGCCGGGCAGGTAGTGATAAACAGGGCATACCATGAGACGCTAGGCGTAACCTATCAAGCGGCTCTGTATTGCGACCCGGGCGCTGCGACGGACTTCGCTGTTAGGCTAAGGATGAGATGGTATTTCGGCGGCACGACATTCGACCAGACTATGGACTTCGGAACGCTAACGACGGCAGGACTGTATATAGCAGGGCTGTACCTTGGAAGCGGGACGAGTCAGGCGCAAATGGCGATGAACGACTTGCAAGTGACGGTGGAGTATTCCTCGACCGCCAACACGGCTACGGTCTACTCTGCCTCATTGGCCGCGCTGTATACGTATGATGTCACGGCGGAAAAGTACCTGACTGTTCCTGGCAGGGCCGGGGCGTTCATCACGACTCCGATGCCTGTAGGAGCGCGCCATCGTTGGGCAATTCGCGCGAATGGCACTGGGTGCTCTGGATTCAGGCCAGTTATCGTGTCAACAGACGGGCCAGTGGTGGCAAGCGATACGCTTAAGGTTATAGCCGACTTCGGTGTGATTACAACGGACGGCGTATTTGTGACCGAAGGGTTGGATAACCTAGCCGGATTGGGCGTCGAGCTTCGCTACTCTAACGGCTCAGGTTCTCCGGTGGTGTATGCCGCGAGCCTTGAGGCTCTGTATCCAGAGGAATAGATGCCAGGGACGCGCAAGTACCATATAGCGACGGTATCGTGGGGGGCGACTCAGGGCGCGAGCCTCGCCGCGTCATCTACCGTCGAATTGGCCGCCACTGGTGCTGGCACATGGGCAGCCATAGACGGCCACGAGGTTCTACGCGAGGGCGGATTCGCATTCGCCACGGGCTCGCCGATGGTAACACATTACCTGTATGTGCGCTTCGCGGTGTCGCTGCTGGCGGACACAACGCTATCGTTCCGCCTGCGGGACGTGAGCAATTCTCTGACGATTGCGACGGCGACGCCAGAGAGCATAGGTGACACGTCGGCATACTCGACCACATTCTCAAACCTTCCGGCGTCGGATGCTAGGGTAGAATTGCAATACACGCTCGTCGCGCCGAGGACGTGCTTGTTCTACTGGGCGCTGTGGGATATGAGCCGATGGCTATAAGGTTCTACCAGTTAGCGCTTATGGACTGGGGAGTCACTCAGGCCGCTGGGTCAGACATAAGCGCTCCTACAACTGCCAACCTGGCTATAACAGGAAGCGGAGCGTGGGCTACGGTTAACGCACAAGAGTGCTTGAGGCAGGCGACGTTCTCAGTCCTGGATACAGACGGGAATGTAGCGCACTCGCTACGCGTGAACGCCTACCGCGGGCCGCTTGTAACGGACCTATGGTTTCGACTACAGAACGTCACGTCTAGCACTACCATCGTCAGCGGAACGGCCAAATGGGCGACGTCCGCTAATCCAATCACTATCTACGCAATCGATGCGGCAAACCTGCCGGCGGCAGATGCGCGAGTCGAATTGCAGTATTGGCTAACCGGGTCAGGCGCCGGGCACGGGTCTTTCCTCGCAGCGTGTTGGCTGATGGAGCGCACCCCATGACACCTGAAATGCAAGACATCCTACGCCGCCTCAGAGACCTTGAGAACGGGCATATACCGGCGAACGTGCTTCGCCTCGGGAATGGAGACGCGAGCGAGGACAGGCGCATAGAGTTCGTCACGGGCTCTGATGTGAACACCGATTCTACATCATCGCACTTACGTCCTGGTATTGTGTATGCTGTTAGTACGGGCAAAGTCAGTGTAAGTCAAGATGGAGTAACTTCTGGGCAAATCATAGGTGCTGGAGATATCAACGGTGACGCGATTCCAGTATTTGGTGGTATTGTGCCGTTTCGCGTTAAATCAAGTGCCGAAGTTCCTTTATTGAATGCAGCTACAGTAGGCAATTTTACAGCACACGATCTTCTTTTGTTTGAAAATCATGTGGGAACACTAACCGTTCCTTTGGGATTTACTTGGACAAATAGAAGTAATTATCAGCTTCGTGAAGTAAGTTCAACTTACGGGTCCGGCGTATCTTTACTAGATTCATTATCATTACCTGGAACTGATCTACTTGGGTTTACGCCGTCTCTTGCACAGTTAATTATCCGGTATACTACTGGTGCATCTCCGGCAGCAACAACGTACAGTATCAGAGTACGAGATAAAACCACAGGAGCAACCCTAGGAGAAATAACAGGAATTGCAGTAGGTGGTACGAATCTGCTTGCCAATGCAGTGACTACCACTACTTGGCCCATTGATGCTACAATGGACTGTGCCATCGAGGTAAAGCATTCGACTGGCGCATCGGGCACTGTGATAACGATTCACAACCTCTTACTGGTAGCGCGATGAAACGCATTATCATTATACTTACTATTTTACTTGTTGCAACAATTGTGTGGTCGCAAGGATTTTTTGATTTTACCGCTGCACGTCTTTTATTACCGCAAGGAACAAGTTGTGCAGGAAGTACATTAGAAGGCGATACGTGTTGGGACACTGACGACGATAAATTTTACATAGGGACTGGATCTGCTGCTTTACTAATCGGTCCTGGTGCTGGAGCAACAGGGAGTACTGGCCCTACGGGTAGCACTGGACCTTCTGGCCCTAGTGGACCGTCCGGTCCTACTGGAGCAACAGGATCAACTGGTGTTACTGGAAGTACAGGTACACAAGGATTAAGTGGTCCGAGTGGTCCCGCGGCGTACAAATTTTTATGGGGTGGTGGAACGGGGAACACCACACAAACTGTAGGCGTTGGTGGAGCTACTTTCTATGGTCCTATGACCGGAACACTTGCAACTTTAAGTGCAAGTGATACATCAGCAGGTACACGCTCAACAACATCCTATGCTATAACAACCTGGAGCAATCTTTGTTATACTGTAGGTGCAGACCCCGGCAACACAAAGACTTTCACGATTACGGCAATGAAAAATGGTAGTGCACAATCAGTTACATGCACTATAACGGGTGATGGTTCAACACACAAAACTTGTTGTGATAATACGAATAATTTTAGTTCATCTGCACAAGATGAAGTTGGAATAAAAATTGTGGCATCAGCAAGTGCATCAACCACGATTCATTCATGGGGGGTTTTAGCAACGTTTTGATGTATAAAAACTTAGATTTTCCTGCGTATATAGAAGATACGTGGACGCTAAACTGCAAACGGTCAAGCGGTGCGGGCAGCGTGACGCTCGGCGAAGGAAGCGCGCTCGCGGCATACGTGGCAAAATGAATAGGGGAGGAAACATGAAGAGACTCGCAGCACTCGTTCTCGCACTCGCGTTGGCTGGCGCGGCTGCTGCGCAGAATCCAACGCCGGAGCCGACTCCTACTCCAACAACGACTCCCACGCCAGACCCTGCTCCGCCTCCTGGCATACGCGAGGACGGTGACAGCGGCCCTACAGTGACTTCCCAGAAAGCTCCCGATGACTATCGCGCCAATCGCGATAGGGGCACAGTGCGCTACGATGCGGATCGCCTCAATTACAGCTTCCATCGCGTATTGTTTCCAGCCGTTAGACCTATCGCAATCGCCGGAGTGAACTTCACGCAAGGGCAGGCGAATACCGTCGTATTCTGGGGGCTCCAGGACCAGGGCCTTGCCAGCACCTTAGCGAACGCCGTGCGCGTCCGACCAGGGCCAGGGCACATCGTCACCGATGCAGAGATAGGAATGCGTCTGCGCCTACAGGGAACTGGCGTCACGCGAGGAGTCTACGTTATCGTGGCGACAGTGACCGTGAATGGCGTCAAGGCGTGGGTGGTTGACCGCGCCCCCGCATCCCCAAATACGTCTGGCATGTCGTGGCAACTCATCGGCCCTATCAGGGACTTTACGGGGATAACGTTTGTCGGTTGCAACCTACGCAACGTGTGGCTTCCGTCATCCACATATCGTCCTACCGTGACAGCGTGCAACACATACCAGTCCGATCTAGATCCAGAGACGCCATGAGGCTAGCAGCGTTTGTCATCGCGATCCTTCTCGCCTCATCGGCGCTGGCCGCTCTCAATGCCGGCCTGGCTTGGGATGTGAGGACTACAGCCACAGCGTCGAACATAAACGGAGGTGCGTTCCGCAACGCTGACAACGTGGCCACGCCTAGCGCGCCATCCGTGTCTTGCCCGACTACCGGCGGAACAGTGGCGGCCAATACGTATTACGTAGTAGTGGTGTATGTGTCGGCGTTTGGGCGTGAAGGGCCAGCCAGCGCGGCTACTTCCGTGGTATGCACCGGCTCCACGTCCAGCATCGTCACCACGTCTCCGGCAGCGAGCGGAGTTGGTGTATCGACCGCCGTGAACTATCACGTCTATATCGGGACGGCCAACCTTCCCGGGCCGTGGTTTGCCAACCCAGGAACGGACGTGGCGATTGGCACCAACTCGACGCGCACTACAACCCCAGCTACCAGCGGGACCAATCCTCCAGGGGCCGATCTCAGTCAGTCGAACGGATCGACCAAGAGCTACACCGATATCATAGTAGGAGGGACGACCACAACCGCCACGTCGGTAGCGCGCCCATTCGTTCCAGCGGACGTTGGCAACCTAATCAACGTCGCCTCTGGTTGCACGGTTCAAACGGTCGAGATAACGGCGGTGAGCGCGACGAACGTCGCGACATTCGACAAGTCTCTTGGCACGGCCGCGTCTACATGCGTCGGAGAGCTGGGAGGCGCCAAGCTCACGCTATCTGCGACGGAACTGTTGGCGGTAGCCGGAAACCGCATCAATGTGAAGTCGGGAACGTATACCGAGACCCTAACCATGACTATCTCAGGAGGGGCCGGAACGCCGCGCAATTGGGACGGCTATCTATCTAGCCATCTGGACGCGCCGAGCGGCACTGACAGGCCGCTGATTGACGCTACATCGTTGACGAATGGAGTGGCCGTCGTGGCGACCACTGGGAACGCATTTTCCTACCTTAGAATCGCCAACGCCACCGGAGCCAACGTCACCGGGACAACTGGCGGCTCGTTGTGGTATCGCTGTAAGTCGAGCGGGGCCGCAGGGGACGGATTCGCTGAAACGACAAGCGGGAACCTTACACTTGACGAGTGCGAGTCGGCGTCGAATTCAGGCTATGGTGTGTCGGCGAGCGGTACGCAGCTCGTAGTCATCGGGTCATACATCCACGACAACACTTTGGCTGGCGTGCTTTCCACGTCGGTCGGAAGCCTGTTTATGTGCCACGACATAGTTGAGATGAACGCCGCTTCAAACGTCTCCATCGCGTCTCCGACCGTTGCCATTGTGACAAACAGCACGATTGATGGAGCATCAGGCGGTACGTCTGATGGGATACAATTGGGCACGTCATCTACTGGCCGCTTCACTGTTCTGGCGGATAATGCCATCACAAATAGCGGCAGGTACGGCGTCAACAGGACCGCACAGACAAGCGGCGGGTATGGCGTGGTGGACTATGACGGCTACTACGGGAATTCCACCGCGGCGCGAAACAACGCGCCTTCAGGATCAGCAGACTTGAGCACCAATCCCGCCTATACGAATGCCACCGGAGGCGACTTCTCTATCGGCACAGCGGGCTGGAAGACAGGCGGTAGTCCTGGTGCATTCCCTGGAGGCGCGAGCACTGGCTACATGGCGATTGGAGCGGTGGGGCCGCAGTGTAGTGGTGGCGGAGGACTTATCATCCCGCCAGGGCTTAACGGAGGCATACAATGAAGCGCATCGTTATACTTCTGGCGCTCCTCATCGCGCCGTCCGTTCTGGCCGCTCCTATCGCGTGGGTCGCGGGCACGACGTCGCGCACCATCGATCTGAAAATACTCGACTCGTCATCGACCACGGGCGCTGGACTATCTGGGCTCGTCTACAATTCGAGCGGCCTTGTGTGCTCATACACACGCGAGAAAGCGGCGCGCGTTGCAATCACGCTCGCAACACAGACCGTAACTGGTGCATATTCCAGCGGCGGGTTCGTTGAGATTGATGCTACGAATTTCAAGGGGCTTTACCGTCTTGACATACCCGATGCGGCCCTCGCAGCCGGCGTTAACTTCGTCGTATTGGAGTGCTATGGTGCGACTAACATGCTGCCAGTGGACCGCGAGATTCAACTAATCGGGATGAATTTCGAGGACGCGGTAGCTGGCGGTATGTCGATGGTCCCGACCGATGTGAAGAAATGGAATGGCACAACGGTAGCGACTCCGGCCACTGCTGGCGTCCCGGATGTCAACGTCAAAAACGTCAACAATGTCGCCGCGGCTACTCCAGGAGCGAGCGGCGGCATGCTCATATCGGGAAGCAACGCCGGCACTACGACGCTTGGCGCTCTAACCGTGACAGGCACTACGACGATGAGTGACGGCCTCGTTGTCAATCGCTCCACGTCTAACAGCGACGCGGTATCGCTCACGGCAAGCGGTTCTGGCGTCGGCCTCAAGGCGACGGGTGGCGCGGCGAGCGGTGCGACGGCCGGCGGCGACGGGATCAAGGCGATAGGCGGCGCGGCATCGACTACGGGCGGAGGCGTAGCCGGACGTGGCGTGTATGCACTAGGCGGCGCGGGGGCTGCCACGACTAACACGGCGCGCGGCGGATTCCGCGTAGAGTCTGGCGCTGACAATGGGGCCGGCGGCGATGTTGGAATGCGCATGGTAGGCGTCGGCGCGTTCCCTGGATTCGAGGCGGATGGCGGAGCGACCGGGGCAGGCGCGAAGTTCGTCGGCGGCGCCACGAGTGGAGATGCAATCGACCTCACTACCACGAGCGGCGATGGTTTCAACTCCTCGCCGACTGCCGGCAACGCGATGGTCCTCGCGGCCAACGGAACATCGAAGCACGGACTTGTCGCGACGGGCGGCACCGCGGGGACAAGCGACGGAATCAAGGGCGTGGCCGGAACCGGTGGCGTGCCGATTCGCGGAAATATCACGGGGAATATCACCGGTACTATCGACACTGTTACGACTCTGACAAACCTACCAGCAATTACGACTAACTGGCTCACCGCTTCCGGCATCGCGGCTGGTGCGCTCAACGGCAAGGGCGACTGGTCGACATACGCCGGTGGTGACACGAGCGGAACGACCACGCTCTTGTCTCGGCTCACGTCTACGCGTGCAGGATATCTCGACAACTTGAGTGGCGGGGCTGTGGCTTTGGCGTCCACGGCCCTCAGTACGGCGCAGTGGACTAACGGGCGCGCGGCGAACCTCGACAACCTCGATGCTACGGTTAGCAGTCGCCTCGCAAGCTCAGGCTATACCGTGCCCCCTACCGCGCTAGCGAATGCAACCGCGGTTTGGACTGACCTACTAGCAAGCTCTGACTTCTCCACCGTCTCAAGCGTGGGCAAGCTCCTCAAGGACGATATCGACGCCGCGGTATCCAGCCGCATGGCGACATACACTCAACCCACCGGATTCCTCGCGGCTACGTTCCCAGGAACGGTTGCGAGCACAACCAATATCACCGCCGCCACGGGCATCACCGTCGCGACAAACAGCGACAAGACGGGCTATACGCTCACCGTTACTCCACCCACAGCGGCGACCATTGCCACGACGGTATGGCAAGACTCAACGGCCGGTGACTTCACAACAGCATCGAGTATCGGTAAATCTCTCTATAATGCCTTTACTCCAAATACCAGTGTCTACACTACAGCTTCATTAGCTAATGCACCTACAGGCGGATCTAGTGGGCCAACGTTAACTCAAATAGTTAATGGAGTTTGGGATGAGCCTAACGCGAGTCACGTCATTACAGGTAGTACAGGCAAAAGTCTGTCTAATTCTGGTGCAGCATCAAACCCTTGGGACATAGATATAAGTACGTATGCTAGCCCTACTGCGGGCCATACAGTTCAGAGTATCCGCAACGAATTAAGTGCAGCAGCATTAACTTTATCATCCGCAGTTTCAACAAACGGAACATCCATAAAGTTCGTCCAAGGTGATGACAGGCTACACGCAGACTCCAAGGAATTTGCGTTTACTTGTAGTGCTTCTATATGCCCTACGCTGTCATCCGCCACAATGACAATCACACAAAATTCGACGGTAATTTATACACTAACTGGTGTGGTAACAGATGTTACTTCTGACCCACGTACGTTCTACTTTGAACTTACTTCTACACAAACTGCTGCAATGACTGTAGCTTCTGATTATAAGTATGCTATCGCAGTTCAATTCACTACAGGGCATAAATTTACACCAATCATAAACGGTGTGATGCAGGTGTTGGGAAATTAAGTGGACGCTGTTTATATAGAGGCTATTTCTGTTGCAGGTGGTACTGCACTATCCATTGTTGCTTATTACTCTGGATGGAAGCGTCGAGTACGTAAAGAAGGGGAAGAAGAACGTGCACAAGTGGACACTCTTCACGGCGTTGAAGCTCGTGTTACGTCAATAGGTGTACATACAGACGCTAACGCCGCAGAGATTCGGCGCGTAGAAACGAAACACGATGCGGATTTAGCTAAATTAAATTCAGAGATAGCTGTACTGCGTACGCAACAAGCAGAAAATATGCGTCGGTTAGAATCAGGAGATCGCCTTCTTCAACAACTCTCTGAAATGCTTAACAGAATCCGAGGAGCAATTGATGCAGCCGGACCAAATAAGCACAACAATCGTGACATCAGATCTTGACCGGCGTAAGAAAACACCGGGTAAAACCGCAGTGCATATAGCACTTCGGGAATTACATGAAGTGTGTAAAGAAGGTGTAGAAGTACCCGATACTGTGAAAGAAGAAGTACAACAAGCTTTACAATCTATGATAGATAATATTAAGACGCATCTAACTAAATCGGGGTACTATATGAAGTTTCCTCAGTGATTAAAAATGTTGGTGCACAATTTCCATGTCATGGTTTAATGTTATATGTTGCTTTATGTGAGTTAAATCCTGTGTGTTCTAACTGTCCGTACGATATCGGTGCAACTAAGTTAGAAGTTTTAGCGGAGTTAGATGCGATAGAAAAAGTGCTAGATGACCATAAATGTAAACAGTGTGTGTTATTGCAACCTGTGTCTAGCCTAAGCACAGATTAGTGGTATAATACGAGTAAAGGAACACAGTAATGAATTTTCTGCGATTCCTCGTATGTGCTTTATTTACAACGGTTTTGGGGTGTAGTAATGGTGGGAATTATCATCCACCAACCCCTGGACCGACCCCTGGACCGACCCCTGGACCGACCCCTGGACCGACCCCTGGACCGACCCCTGGACCGACCCCTGGACCGACCCCTTACTCAGTCAACGCATCCGCACCGCCCCCGCCGGCCACCGTCAAATGGAAGCCAGGTACAGGATCTTGTTCCGGCGGTGTAGGTTATACGGGATGCAGCGAAGGTAATTGTTCTTGTGGTAGTGAAGGTATAAAAGGTGCACACGGATTACCATTCAATGTTTCTTTTAGTGGTTTAGGGTCTGACAATCCACGGGATATCTTAAGAGCTAATTTATCTCCATCTTTGATTGATACTGAAATTTCAGAGTTACTTGATTCTGAAGTTGTAGATAACAACGTTATTTGGCGTTATCAAGGTCGTGTAATTGCTCGAATTCCATTTGGCACTAAAGATTTATTCGCAAATGGCGGGTCACAAAACATAGGTCTTTCATGCCGTGTAGTGAAGTATCGTAAAGATAAAGACAGTAAGTGGATCGAAGGATACTGTGATACGCAACTTAGTGGGGATATAGGAATTGGTGGTACTGAAGCTAACTCAGGCATGTATGATTCAGTGACGATTGGAAATCTAATAGTAGCTAAATTTCTTGCGCATCAATTTGGTCATTCAGTAGTTGAAAATAAGATTGGGGATTTACTTCGACGTAAGTTAGGCTTACAAACTTTGATGGCACAGAAACAACCTGTATTGAATTGGCATTCAATTTTTTATGACGAATTCAGCACAGGTAAGGATGTAGATATAACAATCAAGGCAGACAACCCAAGTGGCCCTGGAACAAACTTCATCTGTAACAGAATTTATGGTAATGGCGGCGCAGGGTCATGTGACGGAGTACAGCACACCTTCCTTGCAATCCTTTATGATATGCCAGATCGTAAAAATGCATGGAAATATTCTACTGATGCAGGGCACAGTGGTCGTCCAGTATGTGCACCATTTCATGAAATGCACTTAGACATTGAGCAGGACGGGCATGTCGATTTAGCTAGATACACCGTATCGCCTGAATTTTTTGGATTTGATTCAGTGACTCAATTTCAAGGGCGTCAATTTCTTGAGTCGAATGGTACTCGCTACTTAAATGAACTAATTTCATGGAATAAGGATAGTACATTCGACTGCGATCTTTGGATTTTAAGAACCAAGTACGGGATTACTGTCGCGAACATTCACGCAGACGGCTCAGAGACTCGTGTGTGCAGTGGGACAAAAGGTGGTAGTATACCTATAGCCACACTTGAGGGTACTACGTCACATACCGTTTCCCGTATTACGCATCAAAACAGCCCTGAAGCAGCTTGGGTTTATCGTAGTGGACCTAATCATGACGGAGGTTTTGTTTGTGAAAAATCAGACCAACGTCCAGAGAAGTGTGTAGCGTTAGCTACAGGATGGAATAACTCAGACGACGTAATTTACGAACTTGTATGGCCTGCACACGGAAAGCTACAAATTGTGCGCGCCAATCACCAGGAGATACCTTGAAGAAAAATGGATTCGCAACAATTGCAATTATAGGCATTATTGGTGTTTCTTCAGTACTTGTTGGGTTAATTCATTATCGACATGCTGCAACATGTTCGATTATCAATGCAGGGTGTAGTGCATTACCAGCAGTACATGCAATTATAAATAGCACAACTTCATCTGTACCTAACGCAGTCGCGGATGCTTTAGATGGATTGGATAAAGCATGTCCTGGCGTTGTAGCAGAATGTGCAAAAGGTACAACCCCTTCCCTTCACGATCTTGGTCCTTTTCTTGCTGATGTTGTAGACGTATCAGCGTGGGCGTTTGCCCAACCACAGCCACGCGACATTTCTATTCCTTCAGTCGATTGGGAACAGTTAAACCACGACGCAATTAAATTACATACTAAGGCGGTGAAATAACTATGCAAAATACAATTTCAATTTGGGCACTCCGTATCGTAGGGGTCTGTACGGCGCTCATTGGTATTGTCAATGGTGTAAGTACACTTGCAGGACAAGTCGCACATTGGACATTTAACTTTACCGCTGCAACAGAAGCATTCGGTATGATAAAAGTTGGCATACCTGCGCTCATTGCTGCTCTTGCAATTCAGCACGCCCCTGCGCTTAAAGTATTGGCTTTAGAGGCGCAATCACGTATGTTACTTAGTTTAGGGTCACGTGGGTTGCGTGATGAAGCTATTGCGCATAAGTTGCAGGATAAAGCTCTGGAGATTAAACTCTAACTATGTCAGTACAACGCGCTCTATTAATCGGTATCAATGATTATGCAAACCCACGTGCCGATCTACAAGGGTGCGTACCTGACGTAAGCAATGTAGACAAATTCCTTAGATTCTCTGTAAGTAAGAAGTACGAAACTTATATTATCACTGATCAAAAAGCTACACATGATGCGTCTATAGCGGCCTATCGAAAATTACGGGACATATCGCAACCTGGGGATACTCTAGGGCTGATGTTCTCTGGACACGGGACTCAATTACCAGACCAAGATGGTGACGAACAAGACGGGTTGGACGAAGCTCTGTGTATGGCTGATGTATTCACAAATCCGACGGGGTTTGCAGCAGGTTGTGTAAGTGATGATGAACTACGACACGAAATTGCACTAGTTCCACGGGGCGTACGTCTTTGGTTTTGGCTTGATTCTTGTCACTCTGGCACAGGTACAAGAGAACTTTTTGCACTGAATTCTTATCGTGCAGCTAAATTCATTGCAGCGCCAGACTGCATAATGCAAAACTACTATAATCGTAAACGTGGGTTGGCGTCGATTTTTTCTAAGATCGTTAAGTGGCGGCATAAGACCAGTAAATCTGTAATCGAAGCAGATATCGTAGAATTACTTCTCGCCGGGTGTCGCGCCGATCAAACGTCTTCTGATGCTTTCATCGACGGTGAATATTGTGGGGCGTTCACCCATTTCATATTAAAAGCTATCACAGAAAATCCCGCACTTTCGATAGGCACGATTGTCAATAAATGCGCGGCGTCCTTAGCAAAGGCAGGGTTCTCTCAAATTCCTCAAGTTGAGGGAACAGCAGCAAACTTAGCACAGGTTTATTTTTGAGCAGCAACTTTCAATTTGCATTATCTCGTACCCTTGTTAATGAAGGTGGGTATGATGATGATCCTAAAGACCCAGGCGGTGAGACATTTCGTGGCATTACACGACGCGACCACCGTACTTGGGCAGGGTGGAAAATAGTGGACGCTGCTAAAGCTACGTCTGAATTTCCTAAAGGTCTTGTAACTAATTCTGATTTATCTCGTTTAGTAGCTGAGTTGTACTTAGACGAGTATTGGATTCCTATGCGACTTGACGATATTGACAACGTACTTATTGCTGCAAAATTATTCGATATGGAAGTGCAGTTTGGTCGTGGTGAAGCAGTACAACTTCTTCAAAGGCTTATTAATATACTAAATCCACAATCCGATGAAATTACAGTAGATGGTAAAATCGGTACACAAACGATCAAGGCAATTAATGATCTTGTTAATCACTATGGCGCAGAAGTAATCTTATATGGACTCCGCTTATTCCACGGTATGCGGTATGCTGAATTACTAGAATCAAATGACGCTCTAACGCCTTTTTCCATCGGATGGATAAAACGAGCGTTCACTTGATAAAAGAACTAGAAATTGAATTAGAAGTACGTAAACGGTTACGAGATCGATTACTTGAGCCCCTACTTGACAAACGTATAGAGATCGAGGGAAAATGTCTAGGTTACTTAGATGCACTCGCACTTCAAGGTGATAACGAAGCAGAACAACTCATTTCACAATTGCACGAAGTTCGTAAACAGATCGCAGACTTAGATACCTACGATCACAGCCCGACTATCACAGTCGGAATATAGGAGAATGCGAAATGGCTAAGCAGGTCATAATTAAGAAGTCTGTAGCCCCCGATCCAGGAGCGGAAAATGCACATGCTGCATTAAGCAACATCAGTACAGCCTCGGCGTCTGTTCGAGCAGCGCTAGATAATGCAGAGAAAGTTTGGGCTGCTTCTGAAACTACACTTGGACAACGCATCAATGTTTTGTATAATGAAAATCAAGATTTGAAAAATCAGTTAGAGACTGCAATAGCTAATGCAGAAGCCGACGTAACTAAGTTAACACATAGTTACGAGTTAAAGGCGCGAGACCAAGAAGCTAATTTCAAGGAAAAGATGGCGAACCGGGAACGCGAACTTCAGTTGCAGATCGATACACTCTTGAAAGAAAATACACAGCTTTCTAACGAGTGTGCGAAGCAGGCTGAGAAGTTACGTAAGATTGCAGCTATCTAAGCTGAAATAAAAAATGCCCGCCCTCAAGCATTTTGAGGGCGGGCGAAGAGAAGGGAGAAACTTCGACTAATCGACAACCACTGTGACAGTCCCGGATTTTCCATTACCGGGAGTATTTGACGGATGTGTTTGTGACTTTTGGTTTTGTTCGCGCCGCATACCGTTGAACTTTTCCATTACTCCGGTCATGACTGACGCGAACCCAGCGCCTCCTGCCTGTGCAACGTTCATCAACATTTCTTCCATAGTAGGTTGATGAGGTGGCGTCTGTTGGTGAATTGTTAGTTCAGTGTGCATGGAGTCGATGGTATCAAGTAGCACAGACTTGGTGATCTTGATTGGTTCCCCCGATTCTCCTACCGATATTGCGGTTAACTTCGACCGTTCCACCACTTCTCGTATCGCAGCCGGTATCACCCCCGCGAGGCGTTCGCCTACCTCGAATAGATTTTCATTCGGAGATAGGAGTTCTCTTGCGTAGATGCGGACTAACCGTTGTGCTGCTTCCGCGTCCGGTGGTTGCATTTGTATGATTGCGTCCATACGACCAGGACGCAACATTGCAGGATTGATGTTACCGAGCGCGTTGGTGGTCAGAATTACCATGATGTTTTTGTCTTTAGAGTCCGCACCATCAATGATGTTAAGAATAGCGTCTACGTGGTCCGTTCTGTCCATTTTGATCACACGGTCGATGTCTTCGCAGAAAACCACCACCCCACGTTCTTTGGTGGCGAACTTCGCAGCGAACTTCATCGCATCTTCGAGTTCTACCGCTTTGTCTACAAGCAAGAACATCCAGCCTGCCTGTACTGCCTTAGCAGCCGCGACTGTTCCTGCAAGTGTCTTACCTGTGCCGTAAGTACCAGCAAGCAGTACGCCCCTTTTCACGGGGATGCCGTTGTCCTGGCAGTCTTTAGTACGTATGATAGGCGTTACGATATTAGTACGAATTGCAGTTTCGATGCCCTTCGGGTATACCCATTCCTTTTCCATGTTCGGGTTTGTTGTTAGAAAGGTGATATCAGGGACTTGTAGCTTAACCCCGTCAAGACTGTAGAAGTTGATCCGCATTGCTTGCCCGTGATAGATGGAGTGTGTCTTTGCGTACTTCTCGATCTCCTCGATTAGCGTGTTGATCTTTTTGCGGTATTTGCCTAGCGAGTGAATGGTTAACTCGTAAGCAGCGAGTCCGTTCACTGAAGTTATGTTGGAGTGTACGCAAGCATGCAACTGCTCAATACCGAACGTACCCCACGGTATGTCCGTTTTACCATTAGGTGTCTGCACTGGGATTACCTGAGCACCGTAGAATCCCGGTATTATGATGTTATTTCCACTCGTCGCACCACGTTGATGGGCGAAACCGAATGTTTTCTGTACTACTTCCTTCACTGCGATGCACCCATCCCACGGCATAACATCAATAGTACGGCTTATCTCGATCCTTTCTTCGTCCAACTCCTGTTGACGTTGAAGCGCTAAAATCACAGCGCTCACTTCGGCGTCTTCAGGGATTGTCAATGTAGTCCCGCATGCGATTGTGATTTGATCAGGATCGACGATCTTCTTCTTCTTTGCACCTTGCGGTGCGTTCTTCATCAACTGCTCGAAATGCTGTGCCATTGTCAGTTTCTCCGTTGGTGCGCCCGGCCGGACTTGAACCGGCGACCTTGAGCTTAAAAGGCTCCTGCTCTACCTTCTGAGCTACGAGCGCAATGTGATTTATTTGTTTCTGATCTCTCTGATTGCGTCGAGTGCAATACGAGCCATAACGAATGGTTGTGATACTCTGGCTCTACTTATGGCCAATCTTGTTCATTGACTTACCCTTTCTTTGGTTTCCAAGCTACTTCATGATCGAAAATGTGAGCCATCGCTACAATCTCGAAAGTACCATCCGTATGTATTCTAAACGAAATAGAGCAGTTGCGCATTACTGGTGATTTCGCAATAAACGGACCAACTACCGGTCTAAGCTCCTGCGCGGCTTTACCCAGTGCTTTTTGGTGCGTCTGGATCGATTGATAATGTTCTGTGTCGTCTGAATCTTTTTTTGCGCGCGGGCCTTCTTGTTCTCTTTCGGCCTCCCTAATCGCCTTAGCACTTATGCCTAAACTCTTAAGTAGTGCGCGTTGAGTGTCGTCCATTACCTAAGATCCTCTAGTACTATTGTGGCGCCGATTAGACGATCCCGTGTCTTTTTGTCAACTTCGTTCGCCGCCATCGTCAGCAAACGCTTACTGATTTCTGCGACGCAACTATGGGACTCAGTACGAATCTTCTTTAATGCCTTGACGACTTTAGTTGATTTTTTTTTCGCTTGTGGGTGGTCAGGGTCATTCCACCGAGCTTTGATTGCTTTATGTGATTGTAATGACCGCGCAGAATCAAAACTCGTTGGGCAGTGTTCACAAGTGAACTTTTTCATTACCGTGCCTTCCGCGGAATATGTCGCTCTGCACGACCAATTAACTCGTTATGCCTATTGATGTACTCTTTAAAATACCGTACACCATGACCCTTCTTAGTATGGTATTTCTCCCACGCTCGATGTTTAACGCAAAAGTCGGATTTCTTACTTGCGGCGTCGCGCTCGCATCCTGGCATTTGACATGATGGTAGCGGACTTGGGTCCGGTGTCTCTAACTGTCCCTGAACTTTCATTTAGTTTCTCCTGCTTTTCGTTATGTATTTCGTTACTGTGACTTGTCAATTCAACTAACGAATCAAATGCGACGGCAGGTGTACAAACACCACAAGCATATGGTGCCGGTAAATCAACTTTCTTTTTCATCGACTTCTCTTTCGTTCAATTTTCATCGACTGTTTTAGTGAACCAACCGCTTGTCTCATTGACCAATCACATTTGTTACAATGAATATCCATTAAACGCGCGTCTGCATACACCGCAGCTAAATTCTGCGGCGGCACCCGTACTCCGTATTTCTTCCACCGAAAACCTAGTGCAGTTTCAAAAGTTGGTGCTAACGCCCCTTTACGCCCCCATCCTTTGAATGGTAAGCTTACGGATACAATAAGACGGACTTCTAATCGTCCATTGCATCCTGCGGTTCCTCCACCCACTGCGACTTTTCTTTTCTTACGATAATTAGGACAATAGGTAGCCATTAGTGAACATGGGTTGATGTGTTTTGAAGTAAGTTTGCAAAAATTCCTGTGGAAAGACTTGGTTGTGGTACGTGGACAAATTCCTTTAATACTGGTTTTGTATTCTGTCTGTCAATTTCAGCGTAAATCATTTTAGAGTTAGTTTTAGTTTCTATTTGAATAGTGATAGCTTCTATTCTCCCCTGCACATCTTCGACAGATGCGGGTATTTCATTTTCATTATCTACTTTCAATATCCAAGATTCAAAAAGTACAGCATAAATTAATGCACCGAAAGTGTGCATTAATTGTCTGGCATAATTTGCCCATAGGTATTTATCCTGTGGTACTTCTAACTTAGTTGCAGCAATGGACATTATATGTCTATTGGCGGAAACAATAAACGGACCTATTACAGTGTAAGCATTAGGACCACTAGGTACCTCGATATCAGTATCAAATACAATCACAGGTTGAATATAACCATCATTCTGATACATATCACGCGCCATAGATACAATTGCGTTTTCAAATTCTTCATTCTTCCTCATGTCCAGCTTCTCCCTTCTCTGGCTGGTATGTACTTTGTTCTGAAAAGAGGTTAGAATATGCGATAACTTCAAACCGACCATCGGGCTTAAACAGCAAAGTAACGGAGGCGTTACTAAAAACACCATCACTATTATACCGAGTAACTAAGGCAGCTAACTCTGCACGAAATTCATTCGCGCGATTTAACAACGCAGTCTGATGTGCCGTTATCTCGTCTTGGTGTTGTTTCCATTTTTTATTATTCGCTGTTTGTTCTTTTAACTGACGCCTGCGTATGTATCTTTCAAACTCAGGGTGCACCCCGGCAAGTTCAGGCTTTTTTACTCGTTTTGATACTGTCTTTTGTATGAGTTTAGGGTCTAGACCCGCGTTAGTAAGATCGCGGATTAGTTGCTCTAAATCTGGTACTTTGGCATCCATCCTGATCTTCCTCCGATGGTATTGGAATTATACCATACTTTAAGGGATTTGTCAAGCGGGGATTGACTAAGATTCTCCGACCTTTGGGCATATACCGAAGATGATAAAATTGTGGTCTATAGCGTCATCTATGAATGACTCTAAATCAGACTGCCTAAGAACTAAGAATCCATCACGCCACACCGCAGCTTTTTGCGTATTGAGCCATAAGTGCGCACGGTGATTTAGTGGTTTAATAAGTGTCAGCAAATTAAGGTCTTGCACGTATAGGTCGGCGTGGTCTGGCATCCTTATTCTCCTATTTATGTGCAGCAGCGAGGATCGCTACAACGATTGTGCCTACTGTCATCCATCCGATGATTGCAAGAACGATGAATGCAGGGATAGACGCTAACGCCCACTTTATCATGAACCATACCATTGACCAAAAACTCATGTCGAAGTCAACGATTTTCACTCGTTGTATAAGTTCTTGCTTTACAGGTTGTGCGATTGGTATTACCTGTCTACGCGCAATAACTTCAGCGGTTTGAGGTGTCACGATTCACTTCCCTTCTCTTATGATTTTAGTTAGAATTTTCACTGCTCGTTGATCTGCTAACGTTAGCTTAGTCAGCAGATAAGTAATCTCAGCAATAAACACCTTTGCAAACCCAGGATCATACGTAATAATTGAAGGTGCGTTATCGATCAGATCACATACTTTAAGAGTGTGCAATTCAGGATCTTCAATTGCTCCAATCTTATCGGCGTATCGTCTTTTGCGTGTTGCGCGGTTTCCATTCTTATCCGTATCAGTCATACCCTCAACTAAGCGCGCAACATACGGAGTAAACTGAATCTCAATTTCTTGTGCCGTCTTACCGCAATCCTCGATAACATCGTGCAAAAGGGCGGCAGCAACACCAGACTCAGTTTGTTGTAAATTAATCATCATGCCAGCAACCGCAATTGGGTGCTGAATATACGAACCCATATCGTATTTACGTTGTTGTTGTCCTCTATGAGCATTTTCAGCGTACTTTAGTGCACGAAATACTAAATCCGATTTAATTTTCATTGTACTTCCTTTATGCCGAGGGCGGGAGTCGAACCCGCATGAAGTTACCTTCGACGGATTTTAAGTCCGTTGCCTCTACCAATTGGGCTACCTCGGCTGTACTATTTACTTAGAATAAGGTACGAAGTTGAAATACACACGCGGAGAATGTGTGAATTCCAGCGAACCCTTCACACCGTCACTCTTCCGCACAACAACCACAAAAGGTGCTGCGAACCCTATAAAATCGAACTCTGCTGTTGCTTGGTCAGTAGTCCATTTTTGTTGCGCAGATTCCATGTCACGCTGCGGTTTTCCGGTTTCGATCATGTTCTTACGGATCTTTTCAGTTATGTCCATTTGTTTCTCCCCTTTGTAGCCTGTCTCTTCAGTGCGAGTAGGCCATTTCTCGCAGACGGCCGCTAAACTACAGCGGCCCGTTTCGACTGTTACGATGTTCCGATTCTCTTAGGTCCCATGCCTAAACTCCGCGATGCACCACCTAATCTGATTTTATCCGCAGCTTCCGCACCAGCACTGAATGCTGCCGAATGGCGCAATGCGCGCCCTTTCATAGACCGCAAACCTAACTTACTGGCAAGATCATCGACTAACTGAGATTGTTTGTCGATTCTCATCAAAGCGCCTTGAGACGCTTGCAAGTCGTTCAACGCTTGTGCGCGAACTTCACGCAACCGATCTTTCAACTTTATCGCGGCGCCCACCCGGAAGCTATTCTTCCACGATTTGGCTTGTCCCGGGCCTGAGAACACACCTTGCATGATGTAGTTTTCTTCGGCAAGGCGATTAACAGCGTTTATGAGGTATTCATGAGTGTACTTTATCGCGTCCAACTTTGACTGTACTGCGATAACGCGGTAAAGCGTGGTCCCATAGCCTACCGACATATAAGCGCGGCAGCCGAAACTTACGGCGACGCCATCAAGAATATGCGCTTGCCAACCGATTCTGTTCTTCGACTGATTTAGCACGAAGTCATCCGGCGTCTCAAGTGTAACGTCACCAGACTCGATTGCGATATCCGCTTCGGATACCTCATGTTCGGCCATCAATGACGCTGCTTTCGCCGCCGCTCTTGCTGCCTCATGCTCGTTAGGCGAAGATGAAAGGCGAAGAAGTTTGCGGATTTTGTCTAGTATTTTTTCTTTTTCCATTTATTGTTTCTCCCTTGTAGCCTATCTCATCAGCGCAAGTGGGCTAATTCTTGCGGACGCGATACCGTTAGGGTACCGCGTTTCGATTCACTTGACGAGCGATAACTCTTCTATCGCCCGTGTGATTCCGACGTAATGAATATTTTGTTCTTCGAGCGTCTTTCTTCCTCCGGGGTACAAAGTCCCCTCAAGTAAGAACACCCGGCGAGCCTCAAGCCCCTTAGCCTTGTGGACCGTCGAGCATGTTACTTGATTTTCACGTGTGCCGTCGTCTGAGAAAAGACTGTCAAGTACACGTTGAAGTTCTGTCAGAGTGACAATCCCTTCAGCGAGCACTCTCAGCGTTTCGGCGCGATCTGCGATTTCTACTGCCTTACTATCTTTCTTCGCATTCCGAGCACGGCCGACTTCAATCAATTCCCACTCATGTAACTTCTCTAGGAATTGACTTACATCGCCGCCGTTACCAAGTTTGCGAACAAGTGCTGTAAGGCCCTTTCCGATGTCTCGCCCTTCAACCGTTGCGCGCGTTCCGTTTCGCAAGAGTGATAAACACGTCTTAACGAGCGGAGCGTTTACACGACTAAGAACGAAGTCACCGGGCGCAGCAGTTACGGCTAACTTGTCATAGGCAAGATCGGTTATCAATCCATCCGGCGCAGTGTCGGCGCATTGATAATCGGGCACGAGTGTCTGAGCAAGTTCCACGATTTTCTTAGGGCAGCGATACGTTACTGTTAGAGGAAGCTCAACAGCATTGTATTCCGCCTTAAGTCTATCAAGTGACTCTGAATCCGCGCCGCGGAAGCGATAAATACCTTGACGGTCGTCACCCACCACTGCGATCCTACCGTTAGGCGCCAACACTTGTTGAGCAAGTAGGATTTGCGCGGGATTCATATCTTGACACTCATCTATGACAACCAACGGGTATTTACCTGCCACCCATTCGTTAACAAGTGGCAAGTAACACATATCCTGAAATGAGACAACCTGAGCGCGCCGCCGCGCAAGTCTCATTGCATTGAATGCGTACTCTGCGATCTGCTCGACAGTGTACTTATTCGTTGCAGGCACACAATCAAAATCGTCCGCGATTTCAATTAGTGCTTCAGAACTGTCAGCCAAGGGCATAATCTGCTTACCCAAGTCTGACAACTTAGATACTAACGAAATGATCGTGTCAGGTGTCCCCGCCGGACAACTTTCTTCAGCTAGTACCCAAGTCCGCTGATCGTCCACGCCTACCCCGCGCCAATTCGACCGTATGATCGAATAACCTACGGAGTGAAGCGTTTTTGCCTCCGCACGCGGATTCTTCAGCTTACGCTGCAATTCTGTTGCGATTTTCTTATTGAATGCCGCAAGTAGAATTGATGATTCTGGTGCGAATTCAAGCCCATGCAAGATAGTCGTCGTCTTGCCAGTTCCCGCGCGTGCTCGGACAACCAAATTGCCTCCGCCTACACGGAACCAATCGAAGATCGCTTCTTGCTGTGGACTCCATTTTATTGTCATTTTTGTTTCTCCCTGTAGCCTGTCTCTTCAGCGCAAGTGGGCTAAGTCTTGCGGACGCGATACCCTAACGGTATCGCGTTTCGACTTATTACGAGAAAAAACACACATCGCAAGCGCAGTGGATTTTATCACCACCCGCCGCGATTGCACGTTGATATAAGCACTCGGCATGCCCATCATGGGGCGGCGCGAATTGTGTGCTGCCATCACGCAAAAGTTGCATGTAACTTGTGCATTCATCGCACCCGATGTGCTGTACGAAGTCCACGCCGTTGATCTTGTGTTTGTGGATTGTATCCTTTTTTACTTTCGGCTTTGGTATCTTTTCAACTTCCGCCGTTGTCATTTTTGTTTCTCCCTGTAGCCTGTCTCTTCAGCGCAAGTGGGCTAGTTCTTGCGGACGCGATACCCTAAGAGTATCGCGTTTCGACTTGCGGGGTTTAGTCACTTCACCCCGCTTAAGTTACTTCTCTGACTTCTTGACTTTCTTCGCCTTGGGCTCCGCACCCTCAGCCTTCGGCTCGCGCTTCTTGCGCGGACGCGGCGAATGGTAGAACAGCACCCAATCCGATTTCCCCGTGGATTCACCCGTCTCGGGGTCGAAGATTTCGCCGAAGTTCACCATCAGCGACTTCTCTTCGGTATCGAAGAGGGTTTTGTTCGCGCGAAGGATCGGGAGCAGCGCCTTGCGGGCTTCCTCCTGGAATACGTTGATCACGCCGCGCTTGGCTTCCATCTCGGCGTTGAATGCCTGCTTTTCCTGCTTACGCAAGATGTTTTCGATGAACTTCTCATCGAAGCCGGCCGCCTTGAGGGTTTCCAGAACCTTGTTCTTGTCGATAGCCATTGTGTTTCTCCCCACAATGCACGCGGAGATTATCACCGCGCGTCGCCCATTTTCCCAACGGGACGATCAACCCTTTCTAACTTCCGCATTTGGTTTTAGGTGACGGTTAACGCGGGTAGATACCCCGACCGTGACACTCTACGTTAGAAAGGGTTGACCGTCCCGCGATTCACACATGCGACCCTTGGGAGAAAGGTGTCCTCGCCGCACAATGGAATCACGGTTAAATGACGGTTTTGTTTAGTTGTCAAAAGACTCTTTCGAGTCCTACAAACCCCGATTAACGGTATCTATCGATCCTTCGGCCATCCCTCACGGTCAGCCGATTTCATATCCAACTTCCGGCCTCGTTTACTTCTTGAGTTACGTATCTAATGTCGATCCCCGTAGGGTACTCTCATCCTGATACGTATCCGGGTCTATCGTTGGATTACGGATCTCCCTTGTCCCGTGTTACTGTCGGGGTGTTTGATGAGCGAGTAGACTATACTCGCTCATCTTACTGGGAATCCCTGATACCCCTGTCCGCGTATCTCGTCTAGTCCTCGTGTCCACTTGGGAGAAGTGATTTTTCCGGGGGACGTGATACGGGATGAGATTGTCTCATTAGACTCTATTACTAGAGTCCTAGGACCTCCCAGTCACCCGTCGCATCGCACTCTACCACGTATCAACTTAACTATAGTAGAGGATCCAACACTCAAGAGTGTTGACGCGACTAGGTTATGTTCAAAGAACTAAGGTCAAGGTGTTTGTACACTTCAACCTTACATTAATAGTATAATACGAGTCCTATACAATGTCAAGGGTTTTGGTGTCAATTGGGTACGTATAGATTTTGATCACCTTCCTGTAAAGATATCATAAAAGTTATGGGTGTGTCTAATTAGACACGCGTCCTAAATTAAGGACACTTCCCAAGGTACGGTCCTAGGACTCACCAGGTTAGGTCTAGTCGCGTTCCCTGGTACGGTCCTAGGACTCACCAGGTTAGGTCTAGTCGCGTTCCCTGGTACGGTCCTAGGACTCACCAGGTTAGGTCTAGTCGCGTTCCCTGGTACGGTCCTAGGGACTCACCAGGTTAGGTCTAGTCGCGTTCCCTGGTACGGTCCTAGGGACTCACCAGGTAAGGTTATGTACGATCTAACTCTTCTCGCGCTGCCACTATGCAACTTTCAATGTGTACTAATTTACGTCGAAGTTCTTTATCATCTAACATAGACACAACTGGCCTGCGTAGTATATAATCAAAATCTTCTTTTGCGTCCTCTACGTATCGTTGGATCTTATCTGGGTTTTTCATTATGCTGCTTCCTCTGAAGTTAAATTCTTCAGTATGTAGTCCCTAATTGCAAGTTGCAGCACTACATGCAAATGCCGACCTTTCTGTTGTGCGAATTCTTTTAACACATCCCTCATTTCAGGTGGAATTGGACCTACATACACCCAAGGCAAATCTTTATCAATAGGTCCATAATCGACCGCGTTACGTGCTCGCGCACCCAATCTACTAGGCATCTGAGTTTTCGTTTCCATGACTGTCACCCCTTATTTCTAGGTTGAATCCTCCTATGTCAAGACCGGAGAGATTCGCTTTATTTATTGAAATTGCAACCCAACTTCTGCCGAGATACAGTCGTGCAGGATCTGTAACATATCCGTCTCTTTTGAGATTTTCATAGACCATACTCCTGTAGGCTTGCTGCGTAAGTGGGTCTAGTGCAGAGTCAGTTCTGCGCGACCACTCTCTAAGTCTAGCAACACATACCCGCAATCTCAAGAGAATCTCGCTACGGTTGATATCGTACGCCCATTCGCGTCCGCATGTTACAAATCCAGCCTCACTCATAGATGAAATATCTTCTATCAAAGCATCTAATGCCACTCGCGGACGTGCGCCAACCACTGGAATCATGTCATCTAGCATATCGGCAATGCCTGCATCCACCCATTCATCGGTATACTTACTCGCGTGGTGGCCCATCGACATAAAGAAGGAAGTCATTGCAGACCAACCAAATAAAACACACGCTATCGAAGTCACTACACGTCCCGGCGGTTCCATCAAACCACGCAACTTTTTACGCGCGATGCCGTCTGCTCGTTTATACGCACCAGTCCAAATTTGGTGCATTTGTGGCTCTATTTCTTGTAGTGTGTACCTTAAGTACGGATAAAGAAACCCTCTCAATGGTAATGCGTACATCTGAGTAAGGATCTTCTTAGTGCGTGGCTCTGACGGCGGCACATTTACGGGCACCATACGTTCTCGTGTTGCAGGGTCTTCCGGTCCAGTCTCTCCAACTAAGGCAACTGGCGCAATTAAGCGAAACGAAGTAACTGATAAGTCTGGTCGTCCACGGTCATCAAAACCACCGTTGTAAATTTCGCGCAATCGCCGCTTATTTAAATCAGTCTCACGATCCCCTGCGCGATACTCATCAAAGGCAATTGGTACGATGGAGTTACTTGCGAGTAATCTAAGCAGGACGAACTTAGTGTGTCCAATGGTGTTCATTTCACCACGCCCGTAGTCCCATCCGCTCATACGTAGCAGCACACCAGTTGTCTCGGATTTACCAGATCCTTGTGTTCCATACACATTAAGGATCGGAAAACCTCCCGACTCTTTTCTAATCTCTTCTGCAAACGGACAAGCTGCAAACCATCCCATCATAGGTACTATTACTTTAGGTTGGTGCAAATGAGCTAGTTGATCTGCAACTTGATGTACTAATTCCTTATTAGCTCGTTGACGTAAGTTCAGCGGAGCAAATCGAAACGACCCGGTAAGCAAATCTTTTTCGTCCAACGGTGCGTACACCCATTCAGATTCCGTTTCTTTTCCATTCGCGGAGTACACGCCATCCGGCATAACGTACACTTTTTTTTCTAACTTCTCGTCATAAACCATCCCAGCGTATCGTAGTCCTTTTTTAGCTGGCGTCGGCGTATTCGCAAGGATTGCACGTATCACTTGTATGTCACGGTCGGAACCTGTAAACCAATGAGTTTGCTGGGGCAACGCATTTCTAAAATCCCGAGCCGACGCAAATAACCGATTATCAATAATCGAAATAGGATGTTCACCTTCAGCAGTTGAATCCCATTCAACTTGCAGTCTCTCAGGAGATCCATCGGGGTCTACAATACGCATAATGGGTTTCAGTACAAATGAAGATATCGCGGTTGGTTCAGCGTCATCTTTTCCAACTCTGACGTATTTTTTTGTAAGGTCGTCGATGATTAAATCGAATCCTTCACCTACAGGTTTCAGCAAAGGTGCGCTAACTAACTTCTGTAGATCTTCGGTATTCCCACCCGAAATGAAAAAATCTGTTATATCAAACCCTTGCTTATTAATCGTAGGCCATCGTAAAACGCGGACTTCCGTTACATGAGCAACAAGACTACGCCCGACTTTGAACGCACCTTTTTTCCCAGGTTCATCATTGTCATACGCAATCACTACCGACTTGCCTTGAAACAACAAACTCCATTCATCTTTCCAAGTTCCGGCACCACCTGTGTTTGTAACTGCATTTAGGCCGTGGGACAACGCACACAGAGTATCGGACTCACCTTCGCATAGGTAAAGTGGAGTACCATCGGATTCTTTGGTTAGCTGTTCTACCGGAAACAGATTCACACCACGTCCTGCGTCAATCGGCAACATCTTTGGATTTCCACCAGGCAGATACTTCCGCACGTCTATGCACTGCCCACCTTCATTCATTACCGGGATTGTCACTCTAGTATCATTCCAACCAATTTTGTACTTAATAAGAATTTCCTTCGACCAGCTTCTAGTCCTACACAGTGCCATCCTTTTTTTCTTATCATTCATGAGTCTCTGATGCCACTGCTCAATAAGATCCGACGATACGATAGGCTGTGCCTGTGGAGCTTCAGTCCGTTCTTTTTTCGACACCATGCTTTTGAGCTTATTGATATCCCCCGAACCACATCCTGCAAAACATTTCCATTTACCTGTTTTTAGATTAAGAGACAGCGAATTTTGTGAATCAGGATGAAGAATACATAACGTCGATACCTGTTCTCTATCTGCGGGAATTACACGTCCAAGGATAACTGAAAATTCATGAACGTATGACACAGTGCGTCCTTGCGGTGAAGCTTGCATTGAAGATTCCTCGCCCTGCACTCATCTTCACGAAGAGTGCAGGGCGGTCGCAATGTGTTTAAGCTAAGCGTCTGATTCGTCATCCCCACTATTTTCTGTAGTAGGTTCTGAATCGAACGCACCAGGGTCGATATCGATCTTCTTAGAGGCTTCGTAACTATCAATCAGAGACGCGATCAACTTGGGATTGGTGATTTCTCCCTTATCGGTAAAAACGAATTGATCGTACTTCTCACCATGCTTGACTGACAACTCCGTCCAAGTAGTGAGCCGTTTACGATTCGCCTTGATTAAGGTTAACAGGTAATCTGAAAGTGCTTTGTTGCTCATCACCGGAATATTGAGCATCTCGACTTTCTCTTCCGCCCCATTACGATGAACGACAAGCAGTGTATTTTCTGCGCACGCTTTCGCGCGTCCGGTCTTCGCACTACCGAATTGGTTCATCGGGCATTGAGCACATGGGAAGTTAACGTGGTCTACACGTTCACCCTTCCAAATGATGAATCCGTTGCCTTTTCCATTACCGCGTGACGAACAATCAGGCGGCACGTGTGACCCAGGCTCAAAAGGTTTTGCGTAATACCGGCGAAGCCCGCCACGACGGTCGATGATCGCGACTTTAGCAGGCCACGTATCCGGGGTTTTGATTGATAATCTAGGAAGTCCGAGTCCTGCTTTTAATTCAGCTTCTTCCGCAGCTTCCGCGGCCATGATTTCATCCAACTTTGCTTGAATAACAGCAGAAGTTGGCGCCATCTTTTGCACCGCTTCAGTGGTCTTTTTCTTCACTACTTTTTTCATCGGTTTCCCTTTCCGCGCGTTTTGCGCGCCCCTAGTGTATGCCACGGTGTAACGGTAAGCCCATACTTTGTTGGATTTTTATGTATCCCTGGAAGTAGCTCCTCTGATTCTTCCTCCCTATTGAAGAACGCATTTAAGGTCTGCGAATGAATAGTAATAAAATCTTCTTTTACTCCTGCTTTCTCAAGTGCCTTCATGAACTTATTACGATCTTCCATTTTAACCGATGTGCGGAATTGAATAAAAACCATGCCACCATCTACTCGTATGTTTTTTACTTCCCCGTCGATCATGCGTTGCATTAGTATTCTCTGAATTGCTTGCGCTGCATGTAACGCCTCGTCTGCGTATTCCTTTCGTTTTTCGTATTCATAAGTTAGTTTGAAAAACGTTTTCGCGAGTCCTTCCAGCGGTATGTCTTTCGCTGCTATATCAAGGTCTTCCGGTGGTTTACCGTACCCGATCTTAGGTTTCGACATACGTTATACCTCCAATCATGTACCAGTGTATCATACTTTTACTGTATTGTCAAGTCCGGTGATACCCTATCTAACTTAGTTCGCATGTACGCCTCTTTTCGCTGTCCAATTAATATGCCAACTAAACGGTATAGCATCGCAGTAAACTCAAATTGTTTCATTGCGCTCCTATGATTGGGTCTACCATCGAATCGAGCATTCCGATGAATTGTGTTGTGGTAGCGAACCAATAGGCGTTGGATAACACATACAGTCCGCGCCCGGTGACAACCCAGTTATTCGCCCACTCTTCTTGATGTGGCGGGTATTTAGTCGTGAGTGCTTTCATACCTGATTTTAGTTCAATTGCGATAGGCACTCCACGATACGCACCTATAAAATCTGCGGTGCCGTAATGTGTATAACCCGCCTGAAATAGACCTAAACACACCTTCGTTTCGTCTATTCGCTTTAGCAGCTTTCTACGCATATGTGTTTCTGATTTACGATTACGTGGAACTGGCGCGACGATGGTTGAAAATATACCATACGACGCATGTGCGTGGACGATACCTAAAGTAATACTACTCGCTACGGAACTTATCGAAACTAATTCGTGCACTGCTCACCCTTCCTTGCAAGATATTCTTTGTGTTGTATATCGTGGTTTGCTAACTCATTAACAAACTCTTCAAATACGTACTGCACATCATCAGGTGGTGGTAATGATACACCTTTAATTGCTTTGTCTAACGCCCTTGCAATTGCCTCTTGCCGGCTCCATTTCGCAGGATTTTCTTTAACGGGATGAAGTACGGACCATCCGAAGAATCTCATACCTTCGTTATCTATTGCGACGCACGTAATACGCCGATCATTATCACCGTACTTATACCGGATGTGAACGTTATGCCGGCCCAATGCAACTTCTACGTAATTTAAGTACGACTGACAGCTACGCAGAAAGTCTGTGCGGTTCTTTGGCACGTCTATTTTCATGAACTCTTTCAACGTACTTAGGTTCATTTCAGTTCCTCGTTAGGCGAACACCGACAAGTCTATTCTCGTCGGTGTTCGCTATGTTATCTTTCTAGTTTTTGGTAAATCGCCTTTGCGTTAGCGAATCTAATTTGATCTGCGGAACTCATGCCTTCATAAGTTACCGCTGCAAGTCCAATAGACAACACATGAATTACTTTATGTTGTCGATCTACAATGAATCTACCTTTGATATACGTTACCCCCATAGGTGTTGTGACTTTCAGCACAGTACGACCATGACTTTCTGTCCATTCTCGAACATAGTCGGTCAGCATAAGTTCAGAATCCCACGGTGACATTCCTTGGATTGTCATTTTACCGAAGTTAAACGTAGTCAATGGTTCGTTATGTTCTAGTTGAGCTATGGGGGACTCAGGTAAAAGCGCGAAAGCTATAGTAGCTAAGTCTTCTGCTGGAACATCGGAAGATCTTAATCCTGTGCATCCTTTACAGTCTGCACAATCGGGTGAATTTTCACAATTTTGTGAACTATCCGGGTCTGCTGTTGCTGATGTGCACGTTGCGGTTCCATGCCCACTAGCATTTGGCAGACAACAAGTGTCACACTTATCTTTACAACCTAACACGAAAAGAAGCGTTGACAGTAGTGCGAACTTTTTCATTTTACCTCTCTTGTTTAGGACGAATTTTGTGGTTTTGCGGACCTTCGATGGCCTCTCTTTCTAGTCGTTCAATTTCGGCAACCAATGCCTCTACACCATACCAAGATAACGTAATAATACCTGTGTCCGACTCTCGCTTTTCTTGTACTAAAATTTCCGCTACTTTTCTATTCATCTCTTTTTAGTCCTCACTTTTACAGGCCGCTTGTAAACATACTGTACAACCTCCTATGTCATAGCCCTAGTCGCCTCCTCTGACAACCGATACAATATCATCATGTCTCGCGTCTGCTTGCTCGGCTGTATGCACTCCTGCCTGAGCTTGTGGTCTCCGTCCCGCACGATAACCCACACCGGAGAGTTTGCCCACCCCGGTCCTGATGCATTTTCGGCGTATGCCGCGACGATGCTGTCTCCTGGTCTCAGCGTCATTCCGCCCTCCAAATAGTTCGTCCTTTTTTGCTTACCTCGCAGGTCTTGCGCATGTGCAACGCCGACTCCCTTCCGCACTCGTCACACACCATCCCGATTGCCCCCGGCATCATGTCCCACTCATCCCACTTCCACGAATGGCGGTGTGAGCACTTTGGGCACGCCCATTTGACTTTGACCTTCATTCCTCACACTCCGTCATTATCGTGCTCGGAATCATCATCCCCGGAGATGGGAAGTCAATTATGGGGCGACCATCTTTCCATTTGAATACCTTGACGCAGTGAGCACACCACCAGTAGTCGTATTGACGGATGACATTAACTCCATCATCGACCGGGGCGGTTGTCGATGCCTTGCATGTGTCACACTTCCAGGTTCTCATTCCTCCACCTCTACATCGCCGTCGATGCACGCTCCGCACCGGCACGGGCAGCGCCACGCCTCGCACTCTACGCCGTCGTGGATGCAATCGCCTGAATGAGTCGGAGATGCTTCTGGAGAGTCATCGTCCTCATAGAAGTCGGTCACGCTTTCCTCCTCAATCGCCGGATGGCAGCCAGGACCACGGCGCACTCATCGGGACTAAGTTCGAGCGTTTTGATACGGCACGCAATAGACAACTCTCGCGCACTCGGCAGCCGCGTCGCGGCGCTGTAGCCGGCGAGGAATGTCTCGCGCATCGACTCGCCTCCTGCCGGTACTATGTGCGCTTGCCACGCCAGCTCCAGCTTGTTCATGATTTCCTCCTCAGTCGCCGGATGGCGGCCAATGCCTGCTCGGCATGGTTGCGGTATATACCACCTCCGACGCGCATATCTTCGTGAAGGACCTTCGCGCTCGGCAGCTTGGCCCCGGAGCGGTAGCCGGCGATGAAATCCTGCTTGCTGAAGATGGGCCAGTCGGTACGTTTGCGGTGCCTCTCCCACGCCCGCTCAGCTGCCGTCTTGCGCTTCACGGCTCGAACTCCACGGGTATCGTCTGCCCACACTTCTCCCAATGGCCCGCCGGCCACTCCGCCGCAAACGACAGGAGGCCGAGCCACACGATACGGCCAACGGTATTGCACCTCAGGCAGCGGACCTTCACGGCTTCACCAGTAGCCGAAGCTCGGCGAGCGAGGCTTCGATTGCCGCGCACCCATCACATTCATCGGACGGATAGCGCGTATTGTCCGCATGGTCCAGCGCCTCCACCGCCCGCGCAAGCACAGCCCTGTCCACCGCCACGGCGTCGATGGTGGGGATGCACGGGGCCTCGCCATCCGTCCAGGGGCACTCGCGCGAATGCCCCACCGCGTCTATCTCGCCTACGAGCTTGCCGCATCCGCAGCGAGCCATCATCGGCGCGGATGAGGAGCACATCGGGCACGCCGTTGCGCGCCCCTCGGCGTCCTCGTAGGGATGCTGACAGTCTTGGTCGTTCATTTGTCACCCTCCCGGCGCCGTGGCCGGTCGAAATCCCACGGCGCGTTGACCACCTCATCCGGCAGCAACGCGAAGCTAACCGGCTGCTGGCGCTGTAGCTCGCGCTCATCCCACACCCTGCGCCACGCCGCGAAGCGTGGACGCCACCAGGAGAGCGGCCGGCTAGAGCGCAGCACGATTCTCTCAAGCGACCCGAAGCTTTCCCGCGTCGTTTCGACGATGACCGTTTGGTCGCCCATGCTCTCCAGGTGGAGCGTTGCCCAGATTGACAGGCTCATGCTCATGCCCCACCGTCCCGGCGCCGCGGGACTGCGCGATATTCGTGGTAATAGCCCGGCTGGCACACGTTGCACTTGTCTCCAGCCCCATCAGAGCCATCGGGGGCAGCGCCGCACCTGTTGCAGCGCACCCCAATCTCCTCTCTCGCCGCCGGCTCCCCGGCCGCGATGGCGCGGAGTAACGGCGCGCACCCTTTGAGCCACCCCTCGCGAGCGACGCCGCCCTCGTTGAAATCGGCCGAGCCGCTGCACCACTGAAGCGCCCCCACCAGCTCCCTCTCGCGGGCTTCGAGGGCGCGGCCACGAGCAATCAGGCACGTCCAGCAATAGGGCCGGTCGGGATAGCTCTTGCCGTCGGCATTCCAGACACACAGGCATGGCGCGTCGAATCGCTCGCTCAGCGGTCGCTTGTCCACGGCTACTCCCTCCCCTCGTGCTTCGCCTTGTCGTGCGCGTTGCGCGCTGCCGCGGTCTCGAAGATCGCCTCACCGCCAGCGCACTTGAACGGACGGCCGGCATCGTTGGGGTGGCTGCACCTGACGCACCGCCGCCCTGGGAATGTGAGGCAGCCGCAGCCGGCACAGTTGACCATCTTAGCGCGCTGCGCAGTCTCGTAGCTCAAGGCTCCCTCCCCTCGGCGATGGCGCGCTCGACCATCTCCAGCGCCTCGACGTATCCGCAATCGCACGGGCCGGATGGTCGGCAAATTGGCCGGTGTTCCATGTAGACCGTGCTTTGTTCCGCCGCCTGTCGTAGCTTCCTCTCCCGTTCCTCCCGCGCCAGCCAGTCGGCGGCGAGGCGCTCGGCAAGGTTGCGGGCGAGGGCGATGAAGGCGGCGTCCTCGTTCCTGAGTCCCATGTAGTCGCCGCAGTCCACGGTGAACGCCGACAAGCTAGCGCCGCTGATTGCCGTCTCGTTCACGCACCCGCCTGGATTGCCGTTGCTGCACTCGACGCAGTATCCGCACACTTCCGTCTCGCCGTTGCTCAATTCCCACGGCCCCGGCGTCGCCTGCGCTACCGCCGCCAGCAGCGCCTCGACCTCTTCCCGCGAAACCCTAGCGTCCACGACTCACCTCCAATTTCGGAGCCTTGTTCATCTTGCGGGCGATGGCCGCGCACTTCGCGAATGTTTTTGCTCGCGCGTCGTCGGCGTCGTCGGCGGCGGCGGAGGCGGCGGAGGCGGCGTCGGCGGCGTAGGCGGCGGAGGCGGCGTGGGCGGCGTAGGCGGCGTGGGCGGCGGCGGAGGAGGCGGCGGCGTG